ATGGATTCAATAAGGGTCAATCAGTCCGAAAATTGGCCGTATGGCCTCTCCCTCCCTACAACAGATTGAGGTGTTCGCCGTGATCGAAGATGAGCCAATCGCGTTCGAGTCTGCGTCTGCTCATGCGGATCGTGAACTCTCCGACAAGGAGTACGCCTATATGGCGGTCGAGGACGAGGATTACAGTGATCTGACCGTCGACTCTGACGTACTCGACGAAGCGAGTGAAGCCGATGACTGAACTCTATTTGCCTGGAGCAGACCGGTCTTCGCAGTGGTATGCGAATAAGTACCGCGGCGTCGTCTGGTCGGACGCGTTGTACAAGTGTGTCTGGCATACGACAGAGGGTACTTCCTGGCCGGGCTATTCTGGGGGCTCTACCGCTCCAACTATCACCATTGATCCTCGTACTGAACAGATTCGTCAACATTTCCCGGCTAATATGTCTTCTCGCGCCTTGGCAAATCTGCCAGGCGGCGTGGAGACTAACACGGATCGTGCTTTTCAGATTGAGGTCATTTCGTTTTCGGATCGTGTTCTGTCCGATCGTTACCGAGGACTTTGGGTCGGAGACTTCACTGAGAAGCACCTAGCGTTTCTGGCTCGCATTGCGCTCTGGTTGAATAAACATTGGGGGATTCCTCTGGCTCTCGTACCAAAGTTTACTCGCAACCCCAGGTATGGGCTGAGCGCGCCTCAGAGGTTGTCCGGTCAAGCCTATAAAGCCTTTCGCGGCCATTTGCCGCATGCCTCGGTTCCAGAGAATTCGCACTGGGACACTGGCGCGTTGAATCTACCCCAGGTTCTCAGACTTGCTCAAGGGAATTCGGAAGAAGGAGGCGAAACAGACGTGGCTCTCAGTGAGAAAGACATTGAAGCTATTGCGGCAAGAATTAATCGGACCCTAGGAGACTACAATGCTAAGGGCGAGAAGAGAGACCCCAACAATCCAAGTCCGATGATGGGGAACGCGCGGTTGCGGCAGATCGAGAAGACGGTTCAACGTCTTGAAGCCAAGCTGGTCAAAATGGAAGAAGATGGCTAATAATCTTGTCGTCCGTCCAAACAAAGGAGACTGTGTACTATGAGTAATGCCCGATGGAGAGCTCTCCTTCAGGGTCTTCGGGATACTGCGGACGCGATTGAAGACGTCACTCCTGAGGCGTGCGATGGGCATGTGGTCAAGAAAGGCGATACGCTTTGGTCCTTGAGCAAAGAGTGGGGAGTGACCGTTGATCAAATCAAGGAAGCAAATCCTGGTTTGGATCCTAACAATCTTGATGTCGGCGATTGCATTGAACGCCCTTAGACGGGGGCGGAGAACCGGGCGAAAGTCCGCCCCCTAAACTAATTGTCGCCACGTTTAACAGTGCGCATCGGTTGATGCCGCACGCACACGATTATAAGATTCTTTTTGAAAAATACCGTTGCGATGTTGTGCTGGGGCAAGAAAATACGGATCGGGACCCGGCAAGAAATGTTCCGGATGGTTGCCGATACTTCCGTCCTGCGCCGGCCCGTAGCAACGTGCTCTATTGGGACCCGCGCAGGATTAATGCTATTTATAATGGTTACTTTAGACTTTCATCGCCAACGTTTTACAGTGAGCGTTGGCTGATCTGGCAGCATTTTTTGAAGGCGAACCGACATGCTCGAATCGGGGCGGTCCATTTGCCTGCTTTTTATAACAGAAAACCACGCAATCGGATTGAATACGATAAACAGGAACTGAAAGTCGCTCGATGGTTCGAAGGCAATTCTGATCGGATCTTAGGCGGAGATTTTAACGGGAAAATCGGCGCGCCCCGTCTGCGCCATCTGTCGCCTTTGGGTCGCTGGTCCAAACCCGTTCCTTCCGGCCCAAAGGGCCAATCGATTGACTACGTTGGAGCTGTTAAAACGGGGCGATGGTTTCCAATTCAAACCCAGACGCATAAACCCCGAAACGCCGACCATCGGGCCGTAATTGTGACTTTTCTTTGGCGACCAGCAAGGAGTGACAATGGCTGATTCTGATATTCTGGCTCACTACGGCATCAAAGGTATGAAGTGGGGCGTTCGTCGAACTCGTGCCCAAATCGACTCCGATTCACCTGATGTAGTTGCGGTTAAAGCTACAACAGACAAAATTCGTCGTAATCGTGGGAGTACCGACCCGCTCTCAAACAAAGAATTGGAAGCGTTTAATCGTCGTCTCCAGCTAGAACGAACTTATAATGAGCTTGTTGGGAGGGCAGCTGATCGTAGTGCTTCCCGGGGAAGTCGATTTAAAAAAGAGGGGCAAAAATTTGTGCGTGAGATCACACTCGACTCAGGGAAGCAAATTCTTAAGGGTGTTGTCACTGCGCAGGGAACAAAAGCTCTCAACGCGCAGGTAGAAGCGGCGTTGCAGAAAAAAAAGGGTTAGGTGGTGACCAATGAGCTTGTCTAATACTGCGGTTCCCGTATATTATGATGAATTTAGATCCGCGGTGCTCCGAGGCGAGATCCCTGTGAATCGGGAAATTTCGCTTGAGATGAACCGGATTGACGAGCTTATTGCAAACCCTAATATTTATTACGACGACGGGCCGGTCGAGGGCTTTATTCGTTATTGCGAGAATGAACTGACTCTGACTGATGGGCGTAATTTGTGGCTTATGCTTTCTTTTAAAGTTTGGGTTGAACAGTTACTAGGATGGTATTATTTTGTGGATCGCACCGTCTATCAGCCTAACGAAGACGGGCGCGGCGGTCACTATGTTCATAAGGTTATCAAGAAACGCTTGACAAATAAACAGTATTTGATCGTGGCGCGGGGCGCAGCCAAGTCTATGTACGCCTCCGTCATTCAAAGTTATTTTTTAAATGTGGACCCAACCACTACGCATCAAGTGACAACTGCGCTTACGATGAAACAAGCCGAAGAGGTCTTGTCTCCTATCCGTACGTCCATTGTTCGGGCCCGTGGCCCTTTGTTCAAGTTTTTGACCGAGGGCTCGCTTCAGAACACTACTGGTAATCGTGCTCTCAGACAGAAACTCGTCGCAACCAAACGCGGGATCGAGAATTTCTTGACGGGTTCGCTTCTCGAGATTCGCCCGATGACCATTGATAAAGTTCAAGGGCTTCGATCGAAAGTTAATACAATTGACGAGTGGTTGTCCGGCGATTTGCGCGAAGATATTATCGGGGCGCTGGAGCAAGGTGCGTCTAAAATTGACGATTATGTTATCGTTGCGATTAGTTCTGAAGGAACGGTGCGGAACGGCTCGGGCGACACTGTTAAGCTTGAACTTGCATCAATTCTCAAAGGGGAGTATTATGCGCCTCATGTTTCGATTTGGCATTATAAACTTGATACTCTCGACGAGGTAAATCACCCGGAGCTTTGGGTAAAAGCTAACCCCAATCTTGGCATCACGGTAAGCTATGACACGTATCATTTGGATGTAGAGCGAGCTGAAAAGGTGCCCGCTGCTCGAAACGATATTTTAGCGAAGCGTTTTGGTATTCCCATGGAGGGGTTCACTTACTTCTTCACTTACGAACAGACGTTGCCGCATTCGTCGCGGACTTTCTGGAAGATGGCCTGTAGTATGGGCGTCGATCTTTCCCAAGGCGACGATTTCTGTGCTTTTACGTTTTTATTCCCGTTACGGGATGGTTCGTGGGGCGTCAAGACTCGTAGTTATATTACCTCTTTAACAATGATGAAGCTTCCAGCGGCAATGCGTCTGAAGTACGACGAGTTTATTTCTGAGGGTAGTCTCCATGTTTTAGATGGAGCGGTTCTTGATCTGATGGAAGTTTATGAAGACCTCGATGAGTTTATTGCCGCTCAAGACTACGATATTCGGGCGGTAGGGTATGACCCGTATAATGCGAAAGAGTTCATTGATCGATGGATCTCAGAAAATGGTCCGTTTGGTGTGGAGAAAGTTCCGCAGGGCGTCCGTACCGAATCAGTTCCGCTTGGCGAGTTACGAAATCTTGCGGATGAGCGATTGCTTATATTTGATGAGTTACTGATGTCGTTTGCGATGGGCAATGCGGTAACATTGGAAGACACGAACGGCAATCGCAAGCTCTACAAGAAGCGAAAAGATGCAAAAATCGATAATTTCTCGGCCTTGCTGGATGCCTACGTAGCTTACAAAGTTCATAAGGGGTTGTTCGAATGACTGTTCGTGCTGGTAGTTCGAGTGTGACCGCAATGTACGCGGGAACTTCTCCTCTTCTAAAGGCTTATGTGGGGACTAATCTTATTTATGAGAGCGGCGAAGAGCCGGAGCCTCCTACCGAGCCTATCGTTGTAGGCTCGTCTGCGTCTGCCACAAACTTTTTAACATCTTATACCCCCGATCTTCCTTCCGGTCTGCAGGATGGAGACTGGTTGGTGTGCGGGATGTCAGTATCTGATTCTTCGGGTGGTGTGACCGTAACGTCCGACCATTCGGATTGGACTGAGGATAATTTGCTTTCAAACCAGGGGACCACCCAAAGAGCGCTTTATGTAGCAACATATTTTGACGGCCTTGAGATGCCGTCTTGGTCTCTTTCTGCTAGTCGAAAATGTAGCCACGTTTGCGTGGCTGTGCGTAACCTGACGTCGTTTGTTCGATCTACCCAAAACCAGCCAGATACGAACACGGTAGCGCCCGCCCCAGCGGTCACGGCCGACGGCGAAGGGCTGTTGGTTAGACTTTGGGTTCGCAAAGACAATAAGTCGACGTCCGTTACTCTGCCAGCCGGTCACACCTTAATAAATCAGGCTCTTGCCGCGTCGTCTGGATCGAGCGCCCATGCGGTTGCCGCGCAGGCGCCTATTTCCTCTGCCGGAACAATTCCCGCTGCTAGTGTCACCTGGTCGGCTTCGTCAGGTAATGGCACGGGATGGTCTATTGCTATTGCGTAAGGAGGAAAGTTGGTGGACACTACCCCCCTGGATCAGATATTCGCCGTCTGATTACACTCTAGAGCAATGGTATGAGGCGTGTTTGATTCGTCCGGCTCGGAATGAATTGCGCTCCAAAGCCCAATGCAAGCTGCCAGTGAAGACGCCCAGCGGCGTGCTGAATAAGAACGCAATATTTGCGGCTGCGGCTGCACTTGCAGGAGCTCGTGCGCCTTTGCAGGCGACGAAAGACGAGAAAACAAAAGCGGCGCGAACGCTTGTGAAGCTTTATGAGCAGATGGTTCAGCCTGTACCTGAATCCGTGCGGAGTCTGTCGGATAGCTCATTGGCTCATTACGGCGTTAAAGGAATGGCCAGGGGCGAAAGTTTAACAGAAATCTCCAATCGAAAATTTAGGTATGAACCTCTGTTTACCTTGACGAAAGGACTTGGCATGGATTCTGAACCGTCGGCAAATGAGGCCCAACGTTTTTCAGAAGAGCTCGCGCATTACGGGGTCAAAGGAATGCGCTGGGGCGTGAGAAAGGATCGAGCGTCATCTAGCGGCCCATCCGGCCCGACTCGTGCGCAAAGGAGACAGGCTCGGGACGCCGAAATTTTGGCTGCCCGGAAAACAGTCCAAGCGTATCAAGTTCGGTCTCTTCGGAACGAATTGAATTTTTATAAATCGCTAGTTACTGGCGGGAGAAAAGAGGCCTTCCGCATTTTGCGTCGTGACGCCAAGGAATTTGCTAATTCGCCCGAACTCAAAATTGCTCAGAGACGTACAACAGGCGAAAAATGGCTTCTAGGGGCGGGGGCCGCGCTGTTTGTGGTTGGTGCAACTCGGCCCAGACGGTAATCCAGGGTAGACGGCGGTTGTAAGGAAGGGAGGTGAAGAATGGCGCTTATTTCTAGTAAACTCAAACACGCATGGAATGCGTTTAACGGGAGACCAGAGGAACCTCCTGCATACGAGCAGCCAGTGTCCGTTTCGTATAGTAGTCTGCGACCGGATCGGACACGAATTGTAGTAGCAAACGAGCGATCTTTGCTTTCGTCTATCTTGACGCAAATGAGTGTCGATGTAGCGGCGTATCCCATTCGACATGTGCGCTTGGATCATGACGATCGATTTGTGGAAGAGATTGACAGCGGTCTCAATTATTGTCTAAGGCATGAAGCCAACATTGATCAAGCCGCGCGAGCGCTCCGGCAGGACATTGCTCTTACACTTTTTGATAAAGGTGTCGCGGCGGTCGTTCCGGTTGAAACATCGGTGAGCCCTAACGAAACCGGTGGCTATGATATTCGTAACTTGCGGGTCGGTGAGATTCTTTCTTGGTACCCGGAGCACGTCCAGGTCCGGCTTTATAACGAAAAGATTGGCCGACGGGAAGATATCGTTCTAGCCAAGCGGATGGTTGCAATTGTTGAAAATCCGCTATATTCAGTAATGAATGAACCAAATTCCACCTTACAGCGACTGATCCTGAAATTGGGCATGTTGGATACGGTTGACAAAGAGTTCAGTTCCGGAAAGTTGGATCTGCTTATTCAACTGCCCTACGTCATCAAGTCAGAAGCTCGGCGCCAGCAGGCGGAGCAACGTCGAACTGATATTGAGTTTCAGTTGCGCCGTAGCCAGTACGGAATCGCCTATACTGACGCCACTGAAAAAGTAGTTCAGTTGAATCGCCCGGTTGAGAATAATTTGCTCGAACAAGTCGAGTACCTGACAAAACTTCTGTATACTCAGCTCGGTATTAATGATAGTGTGATGAATGGCACAGCGGACGAGAAGACTATGACGAACTATATGAATCGGACGATTGAACCCGTGCTCGCCGCGATTACTGAAGCTATGTCTCGGGCCTTCCTCACAAAGACCGCGCGATCACAAAAACAGCTTGTCATGGCCTTCACAAGTCCGTTCCGCCTCGTTCCGGTGAGTCTTATGGCCGAACTCGCCGATAAGTTCACTCGAAACGAGATCCTGACGTCGAATGAAGTGCGGCAGCTCTTGGGAATGCGTCCAGCCCTCGATCCGAAGGCGGATCAACTCCGAAACAGTAACATGCCTCACGCAGATGAGGTGCCCTCAAGCGGGGATGTTGAGGCGGACGAAGTCGATGCGGCTTTGGCTGCGCTCGAAGGGACGTTGGACTCAGCACTGGCAGAGTTCGGAGGATAAACTGTCATGCTCGACGCCCAAGCATTTATCCTAGCTCATGCCGATCGGCCGTATGACCCACAAAAAAGCCGAGAGTACTATCTACGGACCCGCGAGTTAAAGGGGCGAAAGACGGGGCGATCTAACGAGCCGTCGGGTCCGAAAGATCGCGGTCAATCAACATTTAAATCAGACTTGAAGGCGCGACAGGAGGCGTCCAGAGTTCGTAGGGAAGCCGTTGAGGCGCAGATTAAGCGCTTGGAAACAAAACTTGCCCGTTTAGATGAGGTTCTAAAAAAACTAGTTGCTGAAGCTAAACTGCGGTCGGGTCAGGACCCGGAAAAAGTTAAGCCCTCGCCAAAGAAACCCGCAAACACGCCTAAAGATAAAGCAGAGAAATTGACTCCTCGGGAAAAGAAAGAAGCCGCCGAGCGGGCCAAGGAAGCTCGAGAGAAAGAACAGAAAACCAACCCTTCCCAAGAACTTCTCGAGTTGGAACGCAAAATTGCGGAGACGAGAGTTAAAATTAAAGAGGCGTTAGAAACGGCCAAGAGAAAGTCTGCCCAACGGCGAGAGAGAAAAGCTCAGCAACCTAGTGATTAGAGGGGTTCTAATGAGTCTTATCAAATCCGAAACGGCACTCCAGGCCGTTGACACTAACCAGGAAGGAGACAGTCAAAATGGAAGCTGATTTCAGCGGTTACGCCACGAAGGCGGGTCTCAAGTGCTCCGACGGCCGAGTCATTACGCCTGATGCTTTCAAGCACATGGATGGGCATCGCGTGCCGCTAGTTTGGCAGCATGGCCATAAGTCCCCTGAGAATGTTTTGGGACATGCAATTCTCGAAGCTCGTGACGATGGCATGTACGCGTATGGTTTCTTTAATTCAAGCCCATCTGGTTTGAATGCTAAGACTTTGGTGCAGCACGGTGATATTACCCGCATGTCTATCTATGCAAATCGCCTAGTCGAGCGAGCGAAGCAGGTTTTGCACGGCGCCATTACTGAGGTCAGTCTGGTCCTGTCCGGCGCCAATCCCGGAGCCCTTATCGATTATGTAGCCGTTGCCCACGCGGACGGTGAGATTGAACATTTGGAAGACGAGGCCGTCATCTACACTGGACTACTTCTCGAACACGAGTCTTTGAACCCGGAGGTTGCACACGTGGAGAAAACCGAGAGTGGCTCCGAGAAGGAGCTCACTATTCAGGATGTTTATGACTCAATGACTCAAGAGCAGAAGGATGTCCTGCATTATATGGTGGGGGCGGCGCTTGAGCAGGCAGCCGAAGAGTCCGACAATGTGGCCCAGTCGGCAGACAGCGAAGAGCAAGACCAGCTTACACATTCTCACATGGAAGGTGACACCGAAATGACCCGTAACGTTTTCGAGCAGGACTCCACGCCCTCGTCGGGCCCAGTTCTTTCGCACAGTGATCTTCAGGCAATTGTGGCAGACGCTCAGCGCGTCGGGTCGCTTCGTACCGCGTTCGAGAACTACGCTCTGCAGCACGGTGTGGAGAATCTCGACGTGTTGTTCCCAGACGCCAAGATGGTCGGCGAGATTCAGCTTGATTCCCGTCGGACCGAGTGGGTTTCGGGCGTGATGTCTGGGGTTCGGAAGAGTCCCTTCTCTCGGATTAAGTCCGTGAGCGCCGATCTGAAGTTTGACGAGGCTCGTGCGAAGGGCTACGTCAAGGGGACGATGAAGAAGGAAGAGTTTTTCTCGCTCTCGCGCCGCGTCACCACTCCCCAAACCGTCTATAAGAAGCAGAAGCTCGATCGCGATGACGTGATTGATATTGTGGACCTGGACGTTGTCGCGTTCATGAAGGGCGAGATGCGTCTGATGCTCGAGGAGGAGATTGCCCGCGCCATCTTTATTGGTGACGGGCGTGACCCGGGCGACGAGGACAAGATTCTCGAGACTCATATTCGTCCCATTGCGAAAGACCACCCGTTCTTCGCAGTGCCTGTGACGGTCAACCTTGGTGACGCTGACTCCTCGTACGAGGAGCTGGTTGACGCCTTGGTTCGGGCCCGTCGTCTCTATAAGGGCAGTGGTACGCCAACATTCTACACCTCTGAGACTGTCCTTTCCGAGATCATGCTGGTTAAAGACGGCGACGGGAAGCGCCTTTACAAGACCGTTGCTGAGGCGGCTACCGCGATGCGCGTCGCTAACATTGTCGAGGTGGAGGCGTTCGAGTCTGATCCGTCGCTGGTTGGCGTTGTCGTCAATCTTACGGACTATGTTATTGGCGCCGATCGAGGCGGCCAGACGAGTCTCTTCGATGACTTTGATATTGATTACAACCAGTACAAGTATCTCATCGAGGCGCGGCTGTGTGGCGCTCTGAACAAGCCGCATTCGGCTCTGGTTGTGCGCAACTCCGGAGCAGCCGATGACGAGGTGAAGCCAAACGCTCCGACGTGGGACAGCTCTACCTACACGGTGACGATTCCGACGCAGACCGGCGTGGTTTACCAGGACTCCAACGGTGACGAGCTCACGGGCGCTCAGGTTCTTGACGCTGGGGAGGTTCTGACGGTCTATGCCGTGGCTGGCGATGGCTACTACGTGGCGCCGGGCAGTCGTACTCAGTGGAGCTACCTCCGCCCGACCGGAAGCTGATTTATATTTTGAGGAGCTGAGATGGCAAAGTTTTCTGGGGTTGTCGGTTACGGGCAAAACGTCCAGACGGCCCCCGGCGTTTGGGTAGATCAGATTGTTGAGCGGCTATATTTTGGAGACGTTGTTCGAAATGTGAAACGGTCTGACGTGGGCCAATACCTCAACAATGATATTTCGGTAACGAACTCGATTAGTATTCTTGCCGATCCTTACGCATTTGAACACTTCTTTGCCATCCGTTACGTGGAGTGGGCGGGGGCTAAGTGGACTGTGACAGAGGTCGAAGTTCAAAGCCCCCGCCTTCTTCTTAGGCTCGGAGGTGTTTATAATGGCCCGACGGCTTGAGTTGCAACAAAGGTTAGAACAAGTGCTGGGCTCGAGTGAAGTCTATTTTCAGCCGCCTACAAACATCCAGCTTCAGTACCCATGCATTATTTATAAACGATCTCGCATGGATACTAATTTTGCAGATAATAACCCGTATACTCATACGCGGCAGTATACGGTAACGATCATTGCTCGGGATCCTGATACCAGTCTTGTTAGCGCCGTTGCGGCGCTGCCGCGGTGTACCCACGACACTTTCTTTACCGCCGACAATCTGAATCATGACGTTTTCTCGCTCTATTTCTAGGAGGAATAGAAATGGCACAGCTTCTGACTTGGGATCAGCCTGGAGAGAGGTTCTATGAGACCGGCGTTGACCATGGCGTGCTCTATCTGCTGACGGCAGGAGAGTATGACACGGGGTTCGCTTGGAACGGGCTGGTTTCCGTCACTGAGTCCCCTTCGGGTGCTGAAGCTTCGGCTCAGTATGCCGATAACATCAAGTATCTGAACCTGATCTCTGCTGAGGAGTTTGGGTGCACGATCGAAGCTTTTACTTACCCGGACGAGTTTGCTCAGTGTGATGGCTCGGCGGAGCCCACTCCTGGTTTGTTCCTCGGCCAGCAACCTCGCCGCTTGTTTGGGCTGTCTTATCGAACGATCGTGGGTAACGACCTTGAGAACAATGCTCTGGGTTACAAGCTGCATCTTGTTTATGGGTGCTTGGCGGCTCCGACGGAGAAGAGCTATACTACCGTAAATGATTCGCCAGAGGCTATTACTTTCAGTTGGGAGATTAGTACGACTCCGGTGCCCGTGATTGGTTACAATCCAGTCTCCAGTTTGACGATTGACAGTCGGACTACAGACGACACTGCCTTGGCCGAGCTCGAGGCAATTCTCTATGGTGACGACGTGGTCCCGGAGGAGCCGCGGCTTCCCTTGCCGGATGAGGTCATCACCCTGGTGACACCATAAAGAACAGACGATAGGAGAGTAGAGAGTGCTTGTCATCCAGTTGCCGGAACAGGAATTCTTTAACGAGAGCGATCAAACCTTCTTCACGTCTCCGGGTTTGACTCTTCAGTTGGAGCACTCTCTGCTCTCCCTGTCAAAATGGGAGTCTCTGCACGAAAAGCCGTTCCTTACAAATTCTGAAAAGACCGATGAAGAAGTTCGGTCGTACATCTCTTGCATGGTTATGGCTCCGGAAGACGTTCCTCCGGAGTTCGTTAAGCTTTTAACGTCTGATCATTACAATGCAATCACAAACTACATTGACCGGAAGATGACAGCCACATGGTTCTCCGAAAAACCGAAAAAATCGGATTCTGAGATCGTGACCGCCGAGGTCATCTATTATTGGATGACTTCCTTTGCGATCCCGTTCAGTTGTGAAACTTGGCATCTAAATCGATTACTGACTTTGATTAAGGTGTGTACTGCGAAGACCCAGCCACCGAAGAAGATGAGGCAGTCCGATATTCTTGCGCGGAATCGCGAGTTGAACGCCCGACGTAAAGCCGCGCTCCATACGAGAGGCTAGGAAGGAGTAAATCATGCCTCGGTTAGTTTGGGGGTTGTTAAATGAAAAGACATATGAATTGGGCGTCGACCGCGGCGTATTTTATCCTCCGGATGGGCCTGGTGTGGCATGGCCGGGCCTTCGGGTGATTGATACTATCAACGCGAACCAGAATCTAGCCGATAAGTATTTTGAGGGACAAAAATTTGCTACGGATTTCGATCGTGCCGACATCCAGCTGCGGATCGGTGCCTATGCCGCCCCGGCTGGATTTGCTGCTTATGACGGTCTAGCCAAGTTGGCCCCGGGGGTATATGCAACACATCAGCCTCGAGAACGTTTTGGGTTTTCTTTCCGCACATTGGTGGGAAACGCGGCGCGCGGTCAGGATTACGGCTATAAAATTCATATCGTCCACAATGCGGTAGCATTTTCGACGGAGACCGTGTATGCTACATTGACGTCTTCTGCCGAGCCAACTCTGAAAGAGTGGCAGGTGCTGACAATTCCGTATCATAAGCATGAGTTTACTTGGTTCGATCCTCAAGACGATTATACGTATCGACGGAAGCGGGGGATATTTGCACCCGGGGCTTACTTTGTTGTTTCTTCTCGAAGTGTCAGTCCCGAAAAACTTGCTTACGTCGAGGATGTTCTGTACGGAACGAGCCAGACTGAGCCCGAGCTTCCCGCGCCTTCTGAATTGATCGAGATGTTGCGTTAGGAGACCTCATGACACGACTCTCTTGGGAGACTCTTCCTAGGACTTTTGAATCCGGGATCGATCGGGGAGTTTTGTTTTTCGATAACAATGAGTCTGTCGAGTGGAACGGCTTGGTGTCCTTGACAGAGGATGTTGCGGCGGTCCCAGGGAACCCACTATATTTTGACGGGATTTGCTACAACGTTGAACAAGATCTGTCAGATTACTCTGCTAAGGTCGGCGCGTATATTTATCCCTACATGCTCGAGGATCACATTCTGGCTCTTTGCGACGGTCGTACTTTCGTGGGGGATCAGTCGCCTTCGTCCGTGTTCGGATTCAGTTATCGTACGCGCACTGGCGAAGGGTATCGGATTCATATTGTCTACAATGTGGTTGCGACCATCGAAACAACGTCTTACGAAACAATCAGTGCTACACCCACTTTGAAACCGTTTACCTTTATATTTAGAACCACTCCAGTGCCAATTGCTGGGGCTCGTCCCTCCTCTCATATTTTTGTTGACTCAAATGAAGCCAACTCCTCCAAGATCTACGAGATTGAAAAGATTCTCTATGGGTCTGACGAGGCTCATCCCAGACTGCCGCCGGTTGCGGAAGTGGTCTCCTTGTTCAATGCTTGATTGAAGGGAGCAATTGTGTTTTCGTTTTCGTCCTCGGGCTCCTTTCAGAAGACGGAGGCTCTCCTGCAAAAGATGGCGGCCGGACAAGCCTTAGATATTCTGGCAAAGTATGGCGACATCGGCGTTGCAGCGTTGCAGGCGGCTACCCCTGTTGACAGTGGTGTTACCGCCCAGTCGTGGTACTATGAAATTAAGAAAGAACGTGATACCTATTCCATCATCTGGGGCAATTCACACGTGGTGGATGGGGCGCCCATCGCGGTTCTACTGCAGGTAGGCCATGGCACTCGAAACGGCGGGTATGTTCAAGGCCGTGACTACATTAACCCCGCAATTCGTCCGATATTTGACGCGATGGCCGCTGAGGCTTGGAAGGTGGTGACTTCCTGATGGCAACCGTTGAAAGTCGAATTCTCACGATGAAATTCGACAACAAAGATTTTCTAACTGCGGCGTCGGTCACGATGGCTGCCATCAGCAAGCTTAAAGACGCCATGAACTTTGGTTCTTCACAAAAAGCGCTTCAAAATGTGGGGGCCGAAGCGTCTAAAGTGAATTTGAACAATTTGGAGCAGTCGGCTGGTCGAGTGAGTACCGCCTTCCTCGGCATGGCGACGGTTGCTATTACGGCGTTGGCAAACATCACAAATCGGGCCGTCGACGCCGGGATTAGTCTTGTTAAATCTCTTACTCTTGAGCCCGTCATGCAAGGTTTTCAAGAGTACGAGCTAAATATTCGGTCTATTCAGACTATTTTGGCAAACACTAATGACACAAACTTGCGCCAGGTTAATGATGCGCTTGATGAGCTGAACGAGTACGCCGACAAGACGATTTATAACTTTGCCGAGATGACTCGGAATATTGGTACGTTCACCGCAGCAGGCGTGAACCTCGACACCTCAGTTCAGTCGATCAAGGGCCTGGCGAACCTGGCGGCGATCTCAGGGTCATCCTCGCAGCAAGCGTCCACTGCAATGTATCAGTTGTCACAGGCGATTGCCGCTGGCAGCGTCAAGTTGATGGACTGGAATTCGGTCGTCAACGCGGGTATGGGTGGGCAGGTCTTCCAGAAAGCTTTGTTCGAGACGGGCAAGGCACTCGGAACGATCGAAAATGTTCCCATTGATACGACTTTCAAGCAGTGGACCGACGCAGGCAATACATTTCGGGGGTCCTTGGAGAAGGGTTGGGTTACTAGTGAAGTTCTAACAACCACTCTCCAAGGCTTCACTGGGGAGATGTCCAAGGCTGAACTTCAGGCGAAAGGCTTTACTGCCGAGCAAATTGCTCAGATTCAAGAGTTGGGTAAAACCGGTGTTGAGGCTGCGACTAAGGTAAGAACTTTTACTCAACTTATGGATACGGCCAAAGAAGCCGTTGCCTCAGGATGGTCGGAATCTTTCCGTACAGTTATCGGTAACTTTAATCAGGCAACGAACCTGTTCACGCGTATTAGTACTGTATTTGGCAATATTACTGAAGAGTCGTCGAGCGCGCGAAATGAGCTGCTGAGCGGCTGGGCTAAAGCCGGTGGTCGCACTGATCTGATCGAAGGCCTCGCGAATATTTTCAAGGGGCTCGGATCGGTATTGCAAACGGTACGCGAAGCATTCCGTGATGTATTTCCACGTACGACAGTTGACGATCTCGTTAATATGACGGCGCGATTCCGAGAGTTCACCGAAGGGCTCATTCCGTCTCAGGAAACCCTTGAACAAATCGGGCGCATTGCTACAGGGGTCTTCTCAGCCTTGTCGATCGGCATCAAAGTCATCAAGGGTATTGCGGGCTTTATATTTGACTTGGCTGCGGCGCTGTTTGGCGCGTCGGGCGGCTTCCTCGAGATCGCGGCTAAGGTGGGCGATTTCTTCAAGAAGGTTGACGATGGGGTACCTCAGGTTAGTGTGCTGAGTGGTGTTGTCGAAAGTGTTACCACAGGTGTTCAAGGGTTGAGTGACGCTTTCAAGCGCTTTGGCGATTTTGTTGCGCCAATCCTTTCGCAAATTGGAGAGTTCGGCAAGTCTGTTAGAGAACGCTTTTCTGAGGTATTTGCCGGCATCGACTGGTCGTCTATATTTACGCTGGGCGGCGCAGCCGGGGCAGGGGCTCTGGCGGTAGCGATCCGCAAACTTGTCAGCGAAGGCTTCGGGGTGTCGTTGGATCTGTCTGGTGGGTTCTTGGACAGCGTCAAGGACTCGTTGCAGGGGCTGACCGGCGTTCTCGAAGGCATGCAGCAAAATCTGAAAGCCAATGCTCTGCTCAAGATCGCTGGGGCTATCGCGATTCTAGCAGGGGCGCTAGTAATCTTGTCTATGATCAACGCCGCAGATCTAGCGAAAGCGATTGGAGCGATGTCTGCGGGATTTGCAGTGTTGCTTGGCGGCATGGCAATCATGGACCGAATTGTTGACTCCCCCGCAGCTGTTAAGATGCCGGCGCTCGCGGCGGGCCTTGTCCTGTTGTCAACGTCCTTGCTTATTCTTGCGGCTGCTCTAAAGCGGTTGAGCGGCCTCAGCTGGGAAGAGATTGCTAAAGGTCTTGTTGGCATTGCGGGCGGTTTGCTTGCCCTGACGAAGGCGGCCAATGCCTTGGCCAAGGACCCCAAGGGGTTGATTAGAGCCGGGCTCGGGATTATCGCAATTGCGACGGCAATGGTTATTCTTGCGCAGGCTCTAGAAGACTTGGCCGCGTTGAGTTGGAGTGACCTTGCCCGAGGCCTGACTGCTGTAGCCGCGGCTTTGATCGTCATCAGTCAAGGCATGAAGATGATGCCGCCCCTTAAAGGGCAGGCTGTGAGTCTGGTTATTATTGCAGGAGCGTTGCTCCTTCTCTCCAAAGCAATTCAGTCTTTTGCGGGGCCAGAGCTTAAAGAGTCGGGCAAGGGCTTGCTGGTGATGGCCGCCGCCTTAGTTATTTTGGCGAAAGCTATGAGCAAAATGCCTACCAACATGCTTGCGAACGCGGCAGCCTTGCTCGTGTTGTCTGGCGCTCTCCTCATCATCAGCAAAGTTGTTCAGACGTTTGGCGGGATGTCAATCGGCGAGATTGCTAAAGGTCTTATTACGCTTGCGTTGGCGCTGACTATTATTGGTGTTGCTTTGGCAGCTATGTCGGGTACCATGGCAGGCGCAGGCGCGTTGCTTGTAGCGGCAGCCGCCATTGCTATATTTATCCCAGTTATTACGTCATTGAGCGAATTGAGTTGGGGCGACCTGGTAAAGTCGCTTATCTCCTTTACGATCGCAATGACTTTGCTCTTTGCGGCGGGCGTTGCCTTTGGATCCGCTGCCCCTTTGATTGCGGCTGGTGGGGCGGCACTGATTGTGTTTGGGTTGGGCCTATCTGCTGTAGGCGCAGCGTCTCTTATATTTGCCGCAGCCTTCTATGTCGCGATCAAAGCAGTTCAGGTGGGCGTTCAAATTATTCGCGACGGATTCGAGCATGTGGCCACAGCAATCCCGCGGCTTGCGAACGCCTTGGCCAGAGGCATGATCGAGTTCGTCGCGACGATTGGGAAAGGTGCCACAGAACTGGTAAAGGCGTTCTCTGCCTTGTTGGGCGCACTTTTGGACGCGGTCATCCAGAACGTCCCAAAGATGGGTCAAGCATTCCGCACTCTAGTGCTCGAAGGAATTAAGAATATTCGGGCCTTGTTCCCGACGTTGATCACTGTTGGCTTCGAGATGTTGGTTCGTCTGATGCGTGGGATCCGGGATAATATTCCGCAAATTGTCCGGCTGGGCAGCGATATTGTTGTTCGTTTCTTGAACGGTCTGGCGAGCAACATGAACCGGATTGTTACGGCTGGCGTCAACGTTGTGGTAAAGTTTATCAACGGTGTGTCCAACAATATGTCGCGGGTCGTGAACGCTGGGATCAATCTTATTACTCGGTTCATTCGAGAGGTTAGTCAGGGAGCAAATAAATTGGTGAACGAGGGCGCCGATGCGGTGATTAAGTTTATCAATGGCGTCGCGACCACTATCAGAAATCGTTCGGGCGACTTGCGCGCGGCGGGTGCAAATCTGGCTGGCGCAATCATTGATGGCATGACGGGTGGGCTTGCGAGCGGAGTTGGTCGAGTTGTGGCCGAAGCGCGTCGAATCGCCATTGCCGCCCTTCAGGCTGCCAAGGATGTGTTTGGCATCAACTCGCCGGCGCGAGAAACAATGCTTCTGGGCCGATATTTCGACGACGGCCTCGTTGTCGGGCTGGATAACAATTCCAAGCAGGTTCAGAAGTCTGCCGCGCGGGTCGGGAATGCTGCTATTAGTGCGATGAAGGCGTCGTTGAAAGACATGGACAAGATGATGGACGGCGATCTGAATATTCGCCCAGTCGTGGCGCCTGTTCTAGACCTTACTTCGTTCCGTAAAGACGCAGCGACAGCCAACGCGTTGCTTCGTAATGGTAGGCTTACCCCTCAGGTCTCTGTGAATCGGGCCGGAGATATTGCTCAAGCGCGGGCGGTAAGTGCTCAGGCGTTTGCGCAGCAAGCGGAGCTCGCTCGGCAAGCTCGCGTAGAATTTAAGCAGTACAACAACTCGCCCAAGGCTCTGAGCGCTTTGGAAATCTATCGGAATACGCGCAATCAATTGGATCTCGCAAAGGAGGCTTTGAGTCAGCTATGATTGTATTTGACGCAGTCCGGCTCATTGGTCTGACCGAGATCGACTTGCCGATCTTTGGGGTCAAGGCGACCGACCCGTATCAAGTTGCTCATATCGACGGTTTAGGTCCGCCTGAACTCGATGTCGTTCTCGCCGAGACGCATACTCCGGGCGGGGTGTTTGTAGATCGGCGCTCGCAAGGCAGGCAGATTGTTGCTCGGGTGGGCCTTAACCCTGATTACAAGATTGGCCAAACAGTCTCCGATTTGCGTTACTATCTGTACGGGCTGCTGAGTCCGGGCGTTGATCCGGCAAATCAGTCCATTCGCGTGGTTTTTCTCTCCCAGAACGAAGCTGTTGTTGAGACGGTTGGTTACGTTAAGCGTATTGAGATTGTTCCGTTCAATAAGAAACCAGAAGTCCAGATTACGATCGATTGTCTAGGACCTTATCTGGAAAAGCCGGACGTAACCCGTTTTATCCCGCCGGCAACAAGTACGTGGACAATTGACAATGTGGGGCTCGCTCCTACCGGCGTGGCCTTTGAGATTAAATTTCTGACAGCCGTTTCGACTTTCTCTATCGCAATTCAAAATGGAACCTTTATGGACTTCCAATCGGCTTTTGCAGTAAACGATCGTCTGATTGTTGATACGAATCAGGCCACGCGACAGGTTAAACTAAAAAGAGAGGCTTCGTTTATCCGATTTTTGGAGATGCTGACAGCAGAATCGAAATGGTTAACGCTACATGGCGGCACGCACGTCGTTCAGACATCCAATCCCTCGCAGTTTGAATGGATCTCTTTTGAGTATCGTAGCCGGCATTGGGGGATCTAGATGTCTACTTTAGATTTCCTTGTTTTGAGCTCGTCGACCTTTTTGCCAGTGGGCGATCCGATTACGCATTATCATTCATTGATCTGGACTGAGCGCTTCGCCGAGCCTGGCGAGTTTCAGCTAGAGACGTATGCGGTTCGTAAGACTTTGGCTGTGTTGCCCATGGAAACCCTAGTCAGTCTGCGCCAGACAACTGAGGTAATGATGGTCGAGAATATCCGCATTGAAACGGATGACGCCGGCATTGAGAAGCTTATTGTGTCTGGGAGATCTATCACGTCATTTCTGAATCATCGCGTCTTGGGGAGAAAGCGAGCTCAGCGGTACAAAGCATTCTCGCACTCACCGCTTGCATCAGCTTTACGATTGATTTACCATGCCCTACATGAACGGTCCACGTATGACTATACTCGGCAGCCTCCGGTTGTGAGCGCGAAGAATTCGAACGATGGAGTCTTAAACACTGTCGTCACGGATAGCACCACCGATATTACGAGCGGCAACGCGGGGCCGATCAAGCAACGGTTTATTCGTCCGGGCCCAGCGCTGCCCGAAGTTCAGAAATTTTTACGGTATCGCCCTTATGGTTTTCGGACGATCCGACCGCCTTCCTCAGGGCGCGTAATAGATATTGATTCGTCTACAGGTGCTGTTACGGGCGCGACAAATACAAACATTACTGCCCTGCGGTGGGACGTGTATCGCGGATTTAACAAGAGCCATGGCCAGACTACGTACGCCATTGTGATCTTTGACACTGAGATCGACGATTTGATCCGGCCGAACTATACCTTCTCTATGGATATTTACCATAACGAGGCAGCGATTCTTGTTAATAACGGCATCGTTATTGCTCGTCGCCCGGAAGGGCAGCTAACCGGTCTTAGTCGTCGAGTGTTTTATATTGACGGGGGCGATCCCGAAGAAGGGTATGATAACACTGAGTGGAACGAGCATAATGTTGACGAAGGCGAACGTATTCTCGAAGCCCATCTAAAACTGCAAGCTGTCGACGGCGAGGTGTCTACACGATCGCAATGGGTCTACGGGCAGGATTATTTTCTGGGGGATATTGTCTCGGTCCGTGGCCGATATACGCCTATGGTGCGTGCTCGTGTTACTGAGTATATTCGTACTGATACCCCTGAGGGGTTTGAGGCATATCCGGCGTTTACATACCTATAGGAGTTTAGCGTGGAAATGTATCTAGTAATTCTAGTGCTTCTCGGTCTGAATCTGTTATATTTGTATTATCATCGGCGCAAAACAGACGGTGTTATTTTGATCACTGAACATGATGGTAAAAAGTTGTTCAGTTTGGAGCTTAATGTCGATCCGTTAGACATGGAGCATAAGAAACGCGTTATATTTTCGGTAGAGCGGTCTGACCGCGATTGATACACGTCATATAATGACACCCTCTACCGAAAGGAGCACCATGTTGCGCCGTAAGACTAAAGAGAAGTCGAAGCTTGATGAGGCTATTGACGAGATTTTCTCGGAAATGGCCGGCTTGACATCAGACTCTGACGAGTATGCCGCGATGGCAGACCAGCTAACGAAGCTTTATGCGCTGAAGGAAATTGACCGCCCTCAGCGCGTGAGCCCGGACGCTTGGGCTGCCGTACTTGGTAACCTTGCCGGAATTCTGGTGATTGTCGGTTATGAACGAACTCACGTCATCACCTCGAAGGCTCTGCCTTTCTTGCGTATTCTGCGCTGACCGTAACCCCGGACGATTGAAGGTAAAGGCTAAAGCTCCCTACAAGGAGTTTTAGCTTTTGCCCACACTTCGGATAAATTGAAAATCTAAAAATTCCCCGGAGCAAAAATTGTAGGAAGGTCGCGGAAATAACACGTAGTATAATGAGACCCCCTACTAATGAAAGGAAAGACCATGACCCTTTCCGCCGCTCGCGCGACTGTGGTGACCTATCTCTTTGACGAAGACCTTAGAGAGAAGCGTCGCCAGACCCGCGCAACCCGCCGGATCGAAGACATGGCTGTCGTTCGATAGCCGTCTTAAGACAAGACTCCCACACGGAGTCTTAGTCTTGGTTAGGTCGCGAAAATTGCATGCCATATAATGAGACCCACTACTTAAGGAGAAGACCATGACCTGGACTGAACTCTGCCAGAAGAACGTTGACCACTACAACCAGAGCCCGACCGTTCACAACACTATCACTGTTGCGTACGGCGCGGCCGTCGTTGGACTGCTCATCGTTGCTCGGCGCCGTTTGGCCAAGACCCGTTAACCAGTAGTTCTAAAGCTATAGATCCCCACAAGGATCTATGGTTTTGTTTTTGGAGCCGATGGCATCGCGAGAATCGCATGCTGTATAATGAGACCCCCTACCGAAAGGAAGATTGAAATGAACGGCTCCACCGTCGCACTCCTGATCGTGACCACTACCAACCTCGCCGCCACCCTGGGCATTGCATACGCAGCCGTCAAGGGTAAGCAGCAGGTTGAGCAAGAGGTTGCTGATCTGAAGACCAAGACGAACAAGACCGTCTCCAAGCTCAAGGCTGCTCTTGAGGACCTGGAGGTCTGATGACTTTAGCCCCCTAACACGGGGCTAAGGTTTTCTTTTTTTTGTTTGAAGGGAAGCACAAATGGGCGACGTCATTTCCGCCATTATTCTTCTGTTGATGTTCGGGCCATATTTCCTGTCGCTCATGGCTGAAGATCTGATCGAACTGCGTCACCGCCGACAACTACAGGAGGACCAGTGAGATCGTCGGTTCCAGGCGACATCTGGGTTTTAGCGGCATATATCTTTCTCAGTACGTCGTTTCTCTTATGCTCGTTTGTCACGGTCTTATTGACGCGAGCATATTATTACCAAATAAAGCGTGAACGTGAAATTCGACTATTAGAACAGATGATGGAGAGGAGTGACGATGTTGACTGATGTGATGCGGATGTCGCAAAAGTTTCTCGTCGACAATGCGCCTACATTACTTGCAACTGTAGGGCTTGCCGGGGTTGTTACAACGACGGTGCTTGCGTCACAAGCCGGTTTTCGAGCCGCCTATATTCTCGAGGAGGAGAAAGACCGGCGGGCAGACGACGCAGCTCAGAACTATGTCGTTGCCGAACCGTTGGCTCAAGAAGACATCGTCTCGTTGACGTGGCGTCTTTATATTCCCGCGGTAGCAAGTGGTGTAGTCTCTTGCGCGTGCCTGATCGCCGCCGTATATGTCAGTAATCGTCGGACAGCCGCCATGGTCGCTGCATATTCTCTGACAGAGCGCGCGTTCACCGAGTATAAGCACAAGGTTACCGAGCAGCTGGGCTCAAGTAAAGAACGGGCACTGAGAGACGAGATTGCGCAAGATCGGGTACGTGATAACCCTGTTCGCAATCAACCCATTATTCAAGGTGTAGGCACAGTGCTGTGCTATGACCTCTACGCAGGGCGATATTTCTACAGTGATATGGAGGCAATGAGGAGAGCAGAAAACTACATTAACAAGAAGATCATCAACGACTTCTACGCGTCTCTGAGCGATCTGTACAATCAACTTGGTCTAGATCTAACGAAGTTCTCTGACGACATCGGTTGGAATTCAGACCTGCTCTTGGAGTTGCGGTTCTCTACCACCATGGCAGACGACGATCGGCCGTGCATTGTCATGGATTTTATGGTGAGTCCGACACGACACTACAACCGTGTGAGTTAGACAACATTTAAACCCCCTATATTTAAAGGAGCATCACAATGTGGAAGAAGATTGGCAAGTACGCGGCAATTACCACGGTCGGCATCTTGACCTTGGCGGGCTGCGCGGATAGCGGCCCCACTTGGCAAGAAGAAATGCGGGCCGAGCTGGATGAGGTGTTCTACGAGGGTGGGCAGGACCCCGAGGAATTCTGCCAGGCGCTGGCTTTCTTTGGCGTGGACACGTCAGAGCAGATGGGCGCCATGTTGTTCACCTTTGCGGGTGATGAGTTGCCGGATCGCGACACCTTGGTTAGTGAGGTATCCGAGCTCGCGCCAGACAACGACCTTCTGGCAAAGTTGCCGGAGGATCTGACAATTGGCGACGTCGTTGACGAGGCGGGAGCGTATATTCTCGAGCTCTGCGAGACCGAGTAATCGCGAAAATTACATCCTCTATAGTGAGACCAAACCCCCTCACAGGAAGGAAACACCATGTCCCACACCCCGACCCCCGCTCCCGCGGCCGACGCTCCTAGCGAGTCGAAGACCGTGATCGTGGTCGACTGGAAGGCCCTTGGGAAGCGCGTCGCCATTGTTGGCGGTACGCTTGCCGCCGGCCTTCTGCTCGGCTACGCTCTCACGTCGACGACCTCCGAGGAGTCGGACGACTGCGAGAACAAGCCGGAGAAGACGGACGAGTCGACCCCCGACGAGATCTGAGTCCACAAAAGCTAAAGAGCCCCTAACAAGGCTCTTTAGTTTTTCTTTGGGAGGAGTTGTTTTGAGGAAAGCAGAGTTTGACGCCTTGTTGGGGCATATTTTCCAACAAGTCTCGTCAGTCTTAACTTTTAAACGAGGCGAGTACGCCAAGGAGGTCGACGTTCTAGCGAACTTTACTACCGCTGCGAATCTGCAGCATACAAGTCGCCCGGGCGCCCTTGCGGGGATGCTGGCGAAGCATACGGTGTCGATATTTGATATGGCGAAGTCTCCTCATACCCACTCGCTCGAAGAGTGGGACGAAAAGATTATCGATCATATTAACTATCTGATTTTGTTATATGCGATTCTGGTTGAGGAACTGAACCCGCCGCGGACAGACCCAGACGACACGGAGGACGAGGATGTATAAGCAGACTATCACCTACGAAGATTTCAACGGGAATACGCAGACAAGCACGCTATATTTCAACATCACCAAGACTGAGCTAGTCGACCATCTGCATCTTGGAGAGAAGATGCAGGAAATCCAGTCCATGCTCGAGGGGGACGTTCGCGAGGTAACTCTGCCGGAACTTACCAAGATTTTGGCACTGGTCAAGGAGATTGTGCGGCTATCCTACGGGGAGCGTAGCGCTGACGGGCAGCGCTTCTCTAAGTCGGATGATATTTGGATGGCGTTCAAGGACACCGCGGCGTATGACGCGTTTCTGTTCTCTTTGTTCGAAAATCCGGAGAAGGCCGCTCAGTTCATGTTGGCGGTGATGCCTAACGATCTTATTCAGCAGGCGCAGCGCGCTACGGTCGAAACCGTTCCTTTGGCTGAGCCCGAGATCACAGAGACGACACTGTCGCAAGCGGAGTTGGAGTCGATGTCGAGAGAGCAGCTTCTCGCGCACCTTCAGAATCGCGCGTAAGCACAGGGCATGACGGGAGCCAGCAAGGGGTTTTCCTGTAGGGGGTTGGCCCCTATACCGGATGCTGGTTTTAAACGACAGCCGAAGAACCTGTTGGCGTAGCTACCGCCCACGCCACGAGTTGAACATGCGCCCGTCTCTCGCGAAAATTGCATGCCGTATAATGAGACCCCCTACAGAAAGGAAGCATCCCCATGCGCACCGAGACCAAAATTCGGATCGCTCGATCGTTTGTACGGTATGTCGTCGCCTCTAGTGTGGCTGGCGCTACTAGCCGGACTTTCTCGTCTAACGGAATGGAAGACGATAGCCCTTTGCAGAAAATGCAGATTGCTATCGGCTCCATCACGTTGGGCGCGATTGCCGGACAGTACGCTGCCAACTATGTTGACAATGCACTGTGCACGATCCTCGATCCTGACACCTCTGGAACGACTGAGGACACCCCTACCCCCTGAGAACCTCTCAGAGCTAAAGATCCCCACAAGGATCTTTAGTTTTTATTTTTGACTAATGGAAGGTTATATTATGGAAGAGTTTCCTCCAAACACGCGCACAGCGTTCCAGCAGCCGGCGCCTCCTCCCGCCCCGCCGGCTGAAGACAAGAAGATCGAGAAGGTCGTTGTCAACCGTGTGGTTCGTAGAAAACGGTCTCTTGGCAGTCGAGTCCGTGAGACGTTCCTAGGGGCCGATGCGCAGAACGTTCGACAGTATGTGGTTCTTGACGTGCTTATTCCCGCTGCGAAAGACATGATCACTGATGCGGTGAGCGGCGGAATTGAGCGGCTCTTATTCGGGGACAGTCACTACTACAATCCGAGAGTTCGGTCTGGGCGTGGTGGCCGACCGCGAGTTTACACTCAGTACGAGCAGTACGCCGGGCGTGGTAGCCGAACGCGTCCGCCTTTTCCGGACGACAGACAGCCTCGCCGAGAGTTGAGTCGGAGAGCCCGTACTAGCCACAATTTTGAAGAGGTGGTTCTAACAACACGGGCCGAGGCGCACGAAGTCCTGGATCGGATGTATGATCTGCTCGATCGCTATCAGCACGTGTCCGTCTCAGATCTCTACAACCTGCTGGATCTGACTCCGGCGTACACCGACGCCAATTGGGGTTGGTACGATCTAAGTGGCGCCAAAGTCCGGCGGATCTCGTCCGGATATTTGCTCGATCTCTCGCAACCCGAACCACTGGACTGAAAGGACTAAGATGAACAAGTTGCAACTTATTAGAAAAGCCATGTCACCAGCCGTCTCCCAAAAGATGGGGCGGCTGGTCTTGGCGGGCAAGGTTAACTCGCCTCATATTCTGTTCGGTGCGGGCGTGGTAGGATTTGCGGCAACCACCGTTCTGGCGTCGCGGGCGACTCTCCGCGTCGATGAGGTTCTGCAGAAGACGCAGCAGGACCTGCAGAACGTGCGCACTGTCGAGCAAGACTCCGAGATGGTGGCCAAGCATCACTATACGGAGGAAGATGCACTGCGGGATCGCATCTATATTTACACGCGGACCTTTGTTGACGTGGGTCGGCTGTACGCCCCCACAATCTTGGTGGGCACCCTGACCGTCGCCGCGTTTGCTCGTGCGCACTTCATCCTCAACACTCGTGTGGCTGCCCTGACGGTGGCATACAATGGACTGGACCGGGCGTTCAAGCTGTATCGCGATCGGGTTCGGCAGGAATTCGGTGAGGAAGTTGAGCGTGACCTGCGTTACGACGCATATTCTGAGCGCGTGGCGATCGAGAACAAAGACACAGGTTCGAAAGAGGTAGTTGAGCGTAAGCGTATCGGAGAGACCGCATATTCGCCGTATGCTCGTTTCTTTGACGAGTACAACCAGCATTGGCAGGACGTGCCGCACGCCAACTATCTGTTCCTGCGCGCTCAGCAGAACTATGCGAACGATTTGCTTAAGGCAAAGGGACATGTGTTCCTGAACGAGGTCTACGACATGCTCGGAATGGAACGGTCCAAAGCTGGGCAGGTTGTTGGCTGGCGCATCAACGAGGACGGAACCGGAGACAACTATATTGACTTCGGGTTCCTGCACGGAGATGATCCGCGTTTGCGGGATTTTGTAAACGGGCGCGAGCTGTCCGTGTTTCTCGATTTTAACGTGGATGGCGTCATTGTCGACCGAGTTAACTTTCGAGAGGTGTGAATTCTATGAACCTGATTCGGGCGATGCTTGCTCATAGGGTAACGTCCCCGTTTGGCTTCTACGCGTTGGGGCTCGGCGTCGGAGCAACCGTGGGCGGAATTCTCGTGCGGCAAGCTATGGCAGAGCGCTCTGAGGATATTCTGCAAAAGGAGGTGAAACGAGCCCAGCTATATTACAAAACTCTGTATAAGCGAGAGGAATACGAGGTCGTGCCGGCCCCAAACGGCGAGGAGAACGCCAAGCCGGCACCGCTGGGAGAGGTCGACACCGATTACGCAGTCTATACAGATTACGCCCGACTCTATACAGTGCCGGAGCGTTCTAACGCCGACGGCCCCAATAAGGACGATCCGATCCCACTCGAAAAACTGCAAGAAGCGTCTTATCATCCGGTATCGGACGAACGCCCAGAGCCGGGCCGCACTCCATATTTGATCACAGAAGAAGAGTTTCGCTACAACGAACCCAGCAATGCTCAGGTCGAGTGGACCTATTACGAAGAAGACGGAGCTCTAGTCGATGAGACAGATACCGTCGTCTCGTTGCCTGAGCGCACAATTGGGGAATACGCCGATCTCAGTCGTTTCGACGAGTATTCGGACGACAATGTTTGTGTCTATATTCGTAACGACCAGCTTCGCCTAGACGTTCTGATCACTATCGACTACGGCTCGTGGGAGAAGAACGTTCTGGGGTATGACGAGGAAGATAGTCTGCAGCACGATGCAGCACGCGCCTTCCGGAAAGTCCGAAAGTTTCGGAGTGATGATGGGTGAGCCAATACCTTGACGATCGATATTTGGAGTGGCTCTATGAGCTCATTCTGTCGTCGCGCGTCAAGAATCCCAATCGCACGTGTCATCGTCTGTTTAATCAGCTTTATCTCAAGGAGTTTATCTGGTTTATCCCCAACGATGATAACCGTCTAGAAGACGGACGAGTGCTGCGCGAAGAATTCTTGGACACACATGATATTTCCGAAGCCGATTTGTTCTGGCCTGGCCAAAAATGCTCCGTCCTTGAGATGCTAGTGGCGCTTACACGCCGCTTTGCTTTTCTCGCCGGGGGAGATCCGCGTAACCATTTTTGGCTTTTTCTCCGTAATTTGTCGTTTCCGCCGTGTTCCGATCGGGATTATAGTCGTAACCCTGCCGTAGAAAGGGAGATCGACGAGATTCTGGATCGGTTTATTTGGCGAACCTACGATTACAATGGATCGGGAGGGTTGTTTCCACTGATGCATCCGCCCCGAGACCAACGAAATACAGAAATCTGGTATCAGATGAATGCTTACGTCATCGAGAAGGAGGGAGTTTAGCCGGTGGACTTCTTCAAGGCAAAGGTTCGAAAGAACGGAAAGAAGACCGAAGTCTACCCTGAATTCCTCAGTCGTAAGTCGCGAGACTTGATGACGCGCGGCGGGAAGTTTTATGCCATCTGGGACGAGGAAGCGGGGCTCTGGTCGACGGATATTTACAGGGTGGTTGAGCTTGTCGATGCAGAGCTCCGCCGAGTCGCCGCGGAGTTTGATCAGCCTTATATTCGCTGGATGGAAGAGCACTCTACCGGGTCGCATGACGCATTTTTGCGCTATGTGCGGAACAACGAGAACAATTATCATCAGTTGAACCAGTTCCTGGCGTTCTCCAATACGAAAGTCAAGAAGACCGACTACATCAGCCATCGTCTTGACTACGCCCTAGAGGATGGTGCACACGACGCATGGGACGAACTGGTTGGAAAGCTATATTCTGAGGAGGAGCTCGCTAAGATTGAGTGGGCAATCGGCTCCGTTGTGGCGGGAGACTCTGTCGACATTCAGAAGTTTATTGTGCTTTATGGCTCCGCGAAGACCGGTAAATCCACAGTCCTTCATATTATTGAGCGTCTATTCTCCGGCTATACGAACGTCTTTGACGCGAAGGCGCTCGGGTCCAACGGGACCTCTTTTGCCTTGGAGGTCTTCAAAGAGAACCCGTTGGTGGGAATCCAACACGATGGCGATTTGTCCCGGATTGAGGACAACACCAGGTTGAATTCGTTGGTCTCTCATGAGAATATGGTGATCAACGAGAAGTATAAATCTCAGTATAATGTACGCATCAACACGTTTCTGTTTATGGGCACTAACAACCCCGTCAAGATTAGTGACTCTCGGTCTGGTTTATTGCGGCGACTGATCGATGTCCAACCAACCGGAAATTTGCACACGTTTGATCATTATCAAGTGTTGATGTCGAGGATCGAATTTGAACTCGGCGCTATTGCATCGCACTGTCTTCGAGTGTATCAAAGCATGGGCAAGAATTATTATGACAACTACCGCCCCACGAAGATGATGTATTCAACCAACGTGTTCTACAACTTCGTCGAAGCATATTTGCCCGAGTTGAAAGCGCCGGACGGGATTACCCTTAAAAGGGCCTATGCTTTGTATAAGGAATTCTGCACCGAGTCAAACAACAAACCGATGCAGATGCAGATATTTCGTAACGAGATGATGAATTACTACGAGAATTTCGTAGAGAGAACGATGGTCGACGGTCAGGAGGTGTACAGCTTGTTCAAAGACTTCAAGCTGGAGAAGTTGACTGGGGTCGCTCCGTCGTCGCCTAAATCGTTCTCAATCAATCTGGCTCAACGCCGATCGTTGCTTGACGATATTTTGGCAGACATGCCGGCTCAGTACGCCACAGAAACAGGTAAGCCTAGTAAGCGTTGGGGCTTAGTCAAGACCACCCTGACCGATCTGGACACTTCGCTGGTGCATTACGTCAAGATTCCTAAGAATCATATTGTGATCGATTTCGATTTGCGCGATGAAAGTGGAGAGAAGTCCCTCGATAAGAATCTTGAAGCTGCTAGTGCGTGGCCGCCAACCTATACTGAGTTGAGTATGAGCGGGAAAGGGCTGCATCTGCATTATATTTACAACGGCGACATCAAAGAACTAGATAACGAGTACTCTCCGGGCATTGAGATTAAAACTTTGCTCGGGGACTCGTCTCTTCGCCGTAGGCTGTCGCGATGCAACGACCATGAAGTTGCGCAAATCACAAGCGGGTTGCCTATGAAGGAGAGAAAGATGATCGATGTCAAACAGATCAAATCTGAGCGCGGGCTTCGAGAGATGATTGCTCGAAATTTGAGAAAGGAGATTCATCCTAACACGAAGTCGTCAATCGACTTCATCAAGAAGGTCTTGGATGACGCATATTCTTCTGACTTGAGCTATGATGTCACAGATCTGCGGTCCTCGATCGTGGCTTTCGCCAACAACAGCACGAACCGACCGTTGGAATGTCTGCGGCTTGTCAGGGAGATGAAGTTTAAGTCGGAGGATCGTACAGTCTCTATCTCCGGAGAAGGCGACGCGCTCGTATATTTCGACGTTGAGGTGTACCCTAACCTGTTCGTGTTGTGTTGGAAGTTTGAGGGCGATCACCCTGTTGTGCGGATGATCAATCCGAAGCCCGATGACATCGAACCTCTTCTTGCTCAAAAGCTCGTGGGGTTCAACAACAGACGCTATGACAACCATATTTTGTACGCTGCGTTCTTGGGTTACGACAATGAGCGTTTGTATAGACTCAGTCAAGCTTTGATTGTGGACAAGAACCGCAACGCCACCTTCGGCGAGGCGTATGGGCTATCTTACGCCGATGTGTACGACTACTCGTCCAAGAAGCAAGGACTGAAGAAGTTCCAGATCGAGCTCGGCATCGTCCACAAAGAGCTCGACCACCCGTGGGACGAGCCGGTGCCAGAGGAGCGTTGGATCGAAGTTGCCGACTATTGCGCCAACGATGTCGTTGCAACGGAGAAAGTCGCGGAGTCCAGGGCCCAGGACTTTGTCGCGAGACAGATTCTCGCTTCGATCAGCGGGCTCAGCGTCAACGACACTACGCAGAAGCACACGGCGCGAATCGTATTTGAGGGAGACCCCTCTCCTCAAGGCTCATTCGTCTATACAGATCTCAGCGAGTTGTTTCCGGGTTATATTTTCGAGGGCGGCAAAAGCTCTTACCGTGGCGAGGATCCTAGTGAAGGCGGGTACGTATACGCTGAACCAGGGATGTACGAGAATGTTGCGGTTCTTGACGTTGCCTCGATGCACCCGACGTCTATTCGCCTTCTAAATTTGTTCGGGCCTTATACAAAGAACTTTAACGATCTGCTCGACGCGCGGCTCGCCATTAAGAAAGGCGATTATTCTGCTGCGGCGCAGATGCTAGATGGAAAATTAGCTTCTTTTATCTCAGACGCTGATACCCAGTCCGCCAAAGACTTGTCTCATGCGTTGAAGATCGTCATCAATATTGTCTATGGCCTAACCAGTGCCAAATTTGATACGGTGTTCCGCGATCCTCGAAATAAAGACAACATCGTCGCGAAGCGTGGCGCTTTGTTCATGATTGATCTCAAGCATGCCATCCAGGAACAAGGCTTCCCGGTAGTGCATATTAAGACGGACTCAGTCAAGATCCCTAATGCCACGCCCGATATTATTCAGTTTGTAACCGAATTTGGCGAGCGATACGGGTACACGTTCGACCACGAGAAGACATACGAGAAATTCTGTCTTGTCAACGACGCCGTTTACATCGCCCGAGAAGGCGACAAATGGGACGCTGTCGGCGCTCAATTCCAACACCCATATGTCTATCGAACTTTGTTCACGCATGACGAGATCCACCTCCAAGACTTGTGCGAAGTCCGTTCGGTAACCAATGGCGCCATCTACATCGATTTCGGCGACGAGCGTATGCACTTTGTCGGACGGTCTGGAAGCTTCGTTCCGGTCCGCGAAGGCACAGGCGGCGGTACGCTTTACCGAGTCAAAGACGGGCGCAAGTACGCGCTGTCTGGGACAAAGGGATATTTCTGGAAGGAGGCCGCCGTCGTTAAGGAATTGGGTCCATCGGAATGGCAGAACATCGATAAATCGTTCTATCAAGCTCTGGTCGAAGACGCCGTAGACACCATTGAACGTTTCGGCTCGTTCGAAGCGTTCGTTAGCTAACGCAGGAGGAATAGATGGGTAGTGAGCTTCGCGCTTGCGAGCCAACTGTTGTGATGCAAGATGTGCGGCTTATTTTCCGCAACTTCTCAGGGAAGGAGGGGATGTATAATCGAGAAGGAGATCGAAACTTCGGCGTTCTGATTCCGTCGCAGTCTGAAGCAGACCACCTTGAGGACTGCGGCTACAACATTAAATACCTGCGGGCAAGAGAGGAAGGCGATCTTGATCAGCCGTGGCTGCCAGTCGCGGTTAATTTCAAAGGCCGGCCCCCTACCGTCATCCAGATCACGTCTCGTGGACAGACGCGTCTCTCCGAGGCAGATGTGGAGATGCTGGATTGGGTCGATATTAAGAGCTGCGATCTTATTGTCCGTCCGTATGAATGGAAAGTCCAGGGTAAAAGCGGAATCAAGGCATATTTGCAGTCGCTCTACGTGACTATTATCGAAGACCCATTGGCTCTGAAGTACGCAGAGTTTGATGGGGATGAGGCTAGTGTTTGACAGCGACGTATATAGCCCTTTGTTCGAAGTTGTAAAAAAGTATGAATGGATGGGAGATGCGTTGTGCGCGCAGTTTCCAGACTCGTTTATATTTGACGGCAGAGGTAACTGGGCGCGCCAGGGTCTTGTAAGGCAGGCCCAGAACATCTGCTACGATTGCCCTGTTCTCGCACAATGTAAAAGCTGGTCCACTAAGGTGCACGCTGGGCCAGTGCGTTGGAAAGGCGTCGTCGTTGCCGGCGTCTATTATCGTTGACTCACAAGAGGAGAAAGTCAAATGGGTGTCAGCCCGGAGCTGTACAAGCGTAAGCCGTTCGAGGTCGAGGCCGTTCAGGTCACCGAGGACAACCTGGAGGATGTCGCCGATTGGTGCGATGGCGAGGTGCGTTACACCGCATCGAGGACGCCGTTCGTCAAGGTGAACGTGCAGCGCCCCTTGTCGACGGGGCAGACTCGAGCGTTTGCTGGGGACTGGGTTCTCTACGCGGGACGAGGCTTCAAGGTGTATACCACTCGCGCATTCGAGAGCAACTTCGAGCCGGTGACTGATCTGGGCGAGGAGCTCGTTCTCATCAATCCGGAGCCTGAAGTCAAGGTCTTCAGTCACACTAGCTGAGACAGGAAAGATAGGGGATGGAGCGGCGCCGGTACCGCTCATCTTAAACGACTCAACAGAGCGCCCTATATTCTACTTGCAAAGGAGATTAGTCATGGACTTGGTGCTCGAGTCGAGAAAAGCCCTTCTATCGGGCTTGTTCGCTGCCATCGCATATCTGGTGCCGCTGGTCGACGATGGACTGCTATGGAGTGAGATCCTGCAAGCTGTGGTGGCTTTTGGCGTTGCGGCCGGCGTTACCTGGGCCGTTCCAAACAAGCATTATGTGCGAGTCGCACCTAAGCAAAATGTGGGCGATGATGGATGAGTTCAACACTGACCCAAGCGACTGGGCTACTCATTTTCTCGCGGTTTTTGGCGATCGCATTCAGGGGAGTGTCCCCGACCACAAAACTCTAACCGTCTGGTTCCAACGCGCTATTGAGGCCGGCCGCCAAGAAGCCCTAACTTTGCAGGGGCGCAGTCGTTGATGTGGGTTAAACGATTCTGGCGTAATCTTGTTGACTTGTCCGATCTTACTATTTACCGCGTGCAACGGGAAAAACCGATATGGCGCCGGACATGGCAGACGGAATGGGAAAATTGCGAGTGGGCTGCCCGAAGCTATACCCGAGTTGGCGTGGTAGTCGTGTCTGCGGTTCGACGGACGTGGAGCGAAAAGCATGAGGAACGGTATGTTGCGTTTCGACGGGCGGTAAGAAAGATGCGCTAGCCTCGCGAATTTTACATCGTCTATAATGAGACCACAACGACTGTTTAGTCGTTGAACAATGGTCTATATTTTTCGTCGGGGATCCGCAGAAGAAGTTTCGCACCTAGCTGCGGCTCTTAAACGACCAACAGGCGCCCGGAACCCCTGCGGCGAAAAGAGCAAAATGTGGAAGACCTGCTATTCGTGCTAGTCATCACGTTCATTGTCTTGGTCTGGATCCTGGTTATATTCACGATTATCCGGTAGGAGGCGCTGTGTCCACCCACGATTTGATCTGGTACAAGAATCGGCGAACACCCGAAGTCGTTTTCACAGGTCGGCCCGGAACAAAAGGCGGAGCTGGAACCGCAGCCGGTCCCGTGATCAAACGTCGGCCAGCAACCGAGGACGAAGAGAAGATGATCGCCCGAGGCGAATGGGTGCGTGTGACACCGTCGGGCAAGAAACCGAACGACCGCGGATATTTGTCCGACCAGCAAAGTAAAATCCGTCCCAAATTTAACTAGACAGGTGAAGACGTGGAATCATCGGACCCGACACGAATCATTCTTGACAGATTGTTAGGACGCGCCATCTACGCCAAGATGATAGCCGCGCGCGATAATAACCCGTGGTTGCGCTATATCTTGTTGACGCAAGAGGAACAGAACTTTTTGCGAATTGGCCCCCATACGAAGGATCGCATAATTGGCGGTCTCGTTATCATCACGCCCGAAGAGATCTCGTTACCGGAGGGAATCTGAAATGAGCTTTGACCGAAGCGCCGTGGACATGGATAAGCAAATCGCGATTTGGGCCAAGAACAATACAGTCTTGCAAGTCACTCTCTGGCTGCCCGATGGTCCCGAGCCGCATCAGGGAAGTATCGAGCTCTATCAGGGTGTGATCGAGTATATTCTACCAATGCACGTTGTAATGCGCACGCAAGACGCGCGGACAATTGCGTTTCCCAAGTATGACTTCTCGGTAGGGCGCTGGTATCAAATCGACGTTCTTAAGGAGACTGGAGATGCGGAAACAGCGTAATTGGGTGTACATAAATCTCTTGGGGCGGACGATTGATATTTATCAAACAAACAACCCTCACCTGTATTCGGGCGTGGTTTGGGACGGAACGCGTCGTATCGGTTATTTGCTCAAACTTCGATCAGTTGTCGTCTTAATTTGCTATCGTCCGGGCCCTGTTAAAACAAATTCAGCTCCGCGCAAAACAGAATAAAACCAACCCCCTTCTTGTGTAACGAAATCGGAGGACCTAATGAGATCAAACCGCGTCCCGTATCCGACTGACAGGCGCGTTAAGAGTATGGTCTATGACAAGACGACCAACACTCTCTACGCAAGCGTGACTGAAGCAGAAAGAGCGCTGTCCCTGCCTAAAGGCACTATTTGGGATGGAATTCGAACCAACGTCACACCCAGAGGGCACAAATTCGTTCTCCTCTCTCTGGACCCCATTTTTCGCCACTAATCACCGACCTATATTTGGAGACTTCTATGGTTTCGTATCAAGACGCAGTCAACGCAGCGGCTCGTGCATGGGATGGTGTTGACCTAACAGACATCTGTCTGCACGAGCATTGTGCCTTGAACCACACGGCTGACCAACTGATGCGTCGTGAGTATTTGCGCGGGCAAGTCGAGTTAATTAGCGAACTTGGTTTGGACAGCTCTGCAGCTTGGATGGACGATGACATGCGAGTTCTACGTATTGCTCGAGCTATCCAACGTGCGGTAGACGGTAAGCAGCCGTAGCGCCGACGCCAAAAACTAAAACTCTCACAAGGGGTTTTAGTTTTGCCTCGGAGGGAGATATTTATGGTCAACACTTTTCTGCCTGAGATTGGTTATTATGAATCACTCACACGTCTAGACCAAAAACGCCTTGGAAAGCAGCGGGTCGAGACGATGCAGATCCTCAAGGCTTTGCGTGGGGAGACTAAGGGGTGGCGCACGCATCCCGCAGCTCGCATGTGGCAAGGCTACGAGGGATCGCTTTGCGCATATGGGCTGATCTCCTGCCGAGTCTGGCGAACCCGTGGATACGCAGACTCTCTACTGCCATATTTCACACAGATGCTAAAGGAATACCCGGATCGCCAGGTTCCGTGGTGGCACGGGATCAAAGAATTTCATCGCTCGCATCAGAGCAATCTCATCCGGAAGGATCCAGGTCGATACAGTCTGATGTGGCCGGGGGTGCCAGCGGATCTACCATATTATTGGCCGGTCTCGCGGGAATCACATGTTGTATAATGAGACCCCCTACATGGGGGTACAGTTTTGTCCGCCGGCCTTGCGAGCATATAATCAGACCCCCTACTGAAAGGAAGTGCGATGGATCTCGAGCAGTGGTTGGCGATCCCCGAATTCCCCAACTACCTTGTGAGCGACTGGGGGCGCGTCTACGATATTCAAAAGAAGAGGCTAGTCCCATACGCTTTGCTCAAGTTGCAGGAAGGGGCCACGACGACGTCCTATTTGACCGTACAACTGACCAATGCAGACGGGCGCACCTGGCGCGTAGTGCACCGCCTCGTCGCAAAGGCGTTCGTTCCTGGTTTTGAGCCGGGCGGGCTTGTCGCGCATCTGGACGGGGATACGTTCTACAACAACGCGTCCAATCTTGCATGGACCTCGGACACGTGAAGCTATATCCGCATCAGGAGGAGGCTCTCGCGAAGTTGTCGACGGGCAAGATTCTGTATGGTCCTGTGGGTTCGGGCAAGACGTTGACCGCTCTGGTATATTACCAGCGGAACCACAGTGACCGTAAGCTGCTTGTCATCACCACTGCGAAGAAGCGGGACAGCGGTGACTGGGAACGAGAGGCGGCTTTGGTAGGAGTAACGGAGTTGACCGTCGACAGTTGGCAGAACTTGGCGAAATATACGGATGCTGAGGGTATATTTCTCATTGCGGACGAACAGCGACTGGTTGGGTATGGGGCCTGGGTCAAGGCGTTTCTGAAGGTCGTCAAAGACAACCCTTGGATTTTGTTGTCGGCAACGCCGGGCGACACATGGATGGATTACGTTCCGGTCTTTATCGCAAATGGGTTCTACAAGAACAAGACGGATTTCACCCGGCAACATGCCGTGTACAATACTTTTACCAAGTTCCCTAAAGTCGATCGCTACGTTGGTCTTACCAAACTGTACAAGCTGCGTGCGCAGATTCTTGTGGGGATGACTTACCGATCGCATCTTGACCGAGAGTTCGTTGAAACACCTGTGCAATACGACCGTGAGAAGTATATTCAGGTGTGGCGGGATCGTTGGGACGTCTTCAAAGAGGCACCGATCGAGACTATCTCCAACACCTTCTACGTAGCAAGAAAGGTCTTGAATACGGACGAGACAAGGTTCCTTGCGGTGAGGGCTTTGCTGGAAAAACATCCCCGTTTAGTTATATTCTACAACTTTGACTATGAGCTTGCGATCCTGCGGGAGCTTGCCGAAGATGTAGCAGTTGCGGAATGGAACGGGCATCGTCATGAAGACATCCCGACCTCAGATTCCTGGGTATATTTGGTGCAGTATCTGGCCGGGGCCGAAGGATGGAATTGCACTGAGACTAACGCTATGTGCTTTTATTCGCTTACTTATTCGTATCGCATGTATAAGCAAGCGCAAGGACGAATCGATCGTCTTGACTCACAGCATGAGAAGTTATATTACTACACGTTGATGAGTGCGGCGCCTCTGGATCGGGCAATTCGCGAAGCGCTTCGGCGAAAGCGTTCTTTCAACGAGTCTAGTCGCTCGGCATATTTGTAAGGGGTTTGGGCCTCTAGCTCAATTGGCAGAGTAGCGGACTTTTAATCCGTAAGGTGTGGGTTCGAGTCCCACGGGGCCCACGCGCGAAAATTGCAGGGCATATAATGAGACCCCCTACTATTTGAAAGGACCGAGATGAACCCCTATTATCTTGCCCGAGTGATTGTTGTTGGGGCATCCTCCGCCCTTGCAGGTGTTAAGATTGCAAAGACCGTTCAGGCGGGACGAGCTGCACGCGAAGAGATTCTTGAGAACCATTATCGAGAGCTTGCCGCGATCAAGCTCGCCGGCCGACGAGTCAACGACAAACTTGACATTCACGGATTGAAGTATGCCCCAGACGCAGAAACACTCATGAGCGAGTTTAAATGGGAGATCATTATCGCTAACGAAGAGCTGAAGTGATCTCACACCCCCAAAAAACTAAGGTGCCCACACGGCATTTTAGTTTTATCTTCCAGGCTAAAAAAAGGACAAAACGGACATTTCGGGTCGGGAAAAATATGAGATACCAAGCGTTTTTGAAAACTGGTCGGGAAATCGGGAAAAATGTTGGCCAAAAAAGGGCCAAAAAGAGGGTAAATTTGAAAATTTTAGTGCAAAAACAGGGGGTTTCATTGTCAATAAGAGGGCCTAAAATGTGTACAAATCGGACATTTAGGACATTTTGGTCGGGAAAACGGGAAAAATATACCCCCTTTCTAAGACTTTTTGGAAAGTAAAAAAAATAGAGAAAAAAACACGTTCTCCAGAAAACTTTTTGGGTCGAAAATCGATGTTTTTCCCGACCCTTTTTCCCGACCCTACAAAACCGTTAATTTCCATCCGATCGAGGAGGTTCGTTGACCGGTTTTCGAAGGATCCCCGAAGTCCCCAGATACGCTGTGGATGCTTTTGGGGCGGTAGTCAATCTCGACACAGATCGACTGCTCCGTCCTTGCTCAAACCAACAGGGTCGTTACTATGTGGGTTTGTATGTCAACGGTGAGCGACGCATTTGCCCGGTTGCGTTTCTTGTGGCACGCGCTTTCTTAGATCCCCCGCCGTCCGAATACTTTGATAGTGTCATACATCACGATTACGACCTATCGAACTCGCATGTCGATAATTTGTCTTGGCGCCCTCGATGGTTCGCGATGAAGTACCACCATCAAGGTCATCGTCTTGGTCTATATACGTTCTGGCCATATTCGTGGGTGCGACGTAAACAAGTGATCAACTTGGACACGAACGAGGTTGTGGGGAACGCTTGGATCACGTGCATGTTCTACGGGATCCTCCTTCATGATCTTTTTGCGTCTATTCAAGAAGGCGAGCCGGCGTTCCCAACTTCTTACCGTTTTGCGTTCTTCGCGCGATCTGACCAAAAAAGCATATAACCTCCCGGCGCATACCTCGCATATAATAGATAAAGGACCTAGATAAAGCCTTTTTGATTTTGCTCTTTCGTCGGGCGAGGGAGGTTCGATGGCTGTTCGTGAGTCGCGCTTTCAACGCCACGTCGTTGACGCGCTCAAGCAAATGTTTCCTGGTTGCGTTGTGATTAAGAACGATCCGCAAAACCGTCAGGGGTTGCCTGATCTTTTGGTTTTGTTTGGGTCACGATGGGCGATGCTTGAGGTTAAGTCATCCTTAAATTCTCGTCGTCGTCCTAATCAAGCATACTACGTCCAGATGCTCGGCCAGATGTCGTTTGCGGCTTTTATCTCTCCCGAGAATGAAGAAGAGGTTTTGAATGATCTTCAATATGCATTCACGCATTAGGGATCAGCATGCGTTTTTAAGTCCGAGCCGGTACCACTGGTTAAACTACTCGGACGAGAAACTTGACCGGGCGTTCTTGGCTTCGCAAGCTGCGAAACGTGGAACAGAGTTGCATAGTTTTGCGCATCAAGCGATCCGTCTCGGCGTTAGACTTCCGGATACTTCCGGTTCATTGAACAGTTACGTGAACGACGGAATCGGCTACCGCATGACGCCTGAGCAACCACTATATTACTCGGATAATGCGTTTGGGCACGCGGACTGTATTTCTTTTCGACGTAATGTCCTTCGTGTCCATGATTTGAAGACTGGGACGGTTCCCGCCTCGTATCATCAACTCGAGATTTACGTGGGCCTCTTCTGCCTTGAATATAAGATGAACCCCGTAGACTTTGAAACTGAGCTGCGGATCTACCAGAACAATGAGGTGCGTGTACACCATCCTGATGCTGACGTTATCTTTCACGTCATGGATCGGATTATCACTTTTGACAAGCGCATCGAATCCATTAAGGAAGAAGCCCGATCCTGAGAGGAGATAAGATCTTGTTCGTTATTACGGAAGATGAGACCAATTCCCTTCAGCATTACGGCATTCTTCGTCGTTCTGGTCGTTATCCTTGGGGCTCCGGCGGCAACGTCGCAAATCGTAGTAAATCTTTTTTGGATTACGTATCGTCAATGCAGAAGCAAGGGATGACAGAAGCTCAGGTTGCGGAAGGCGTTGGTCTCACGACTAAAGAACTTCGGGCGCTGAAGTCGATTGCTAAGGCGGAAGCAAGAGCGGCTGATATTACGTTTGCGCAGCGCCTCAAAGCAAAAGGCGCCGCGAATACGGTCATCGGGGAGCGGTTGGGTATCAATGAGAGTTCTGTTAGAGAGCTGTTAAAAGCCGGCCAGCTTGATAAGACTCAGCAGTTGCGCAACATTGCAGACGTGTTGAAGTCAAACGTTGACGAAAAAGGTATGATCGATATTGGTACCGGCGTCGAGCGTCAGTTGGGTATCAGTAAGGAAAAGCTTGCGGCGGCCGTTGCAATGCTTTCCGAGGAAGGTTATGCAACTCGGTCGTTCAAGATTGAGCAGGTTGGAACTGGCTTGTTGACCGAGTATAAAGTACTGGTTCCTGAGTCGGTAACGCAGAAGGAAGCGTGGGCAAACCGTGCGAATCTACGTCAGATCAATGAGTTCTCTGATGATGGAGGTCGCACAAACCTTGGCCTTCTTCCTCCATTGTCGGTGGATTCAAAGCGAATTGGAATTAATTACGCAGAAGATGGCGGCGCCGATGCCGATGGTGTGATCTTTGTGCGCCCGGGCGTGGCTGATTTGTCACTTGGTGGAGGTAATTACGCGCAGGTCCGGGTTGCTGTTGATGGGACGCACTTTCTCAAAGGGATGGCTGTCTACAAAGATGATCTGCCTGCCGGCGTCGACTTGGTTTTTAATACTAATAAGTCGAGTACGGGCAATAAGCTTGACGCTATGAAGCCTATGAAGACCGTCGGCAAGACGGGTGAGATTGACATGGACAACCCATTCGGTTCATCCATTAATCGCCAAATCATCTCGCTGGGTGCGGATGGCAAGCCAAAAGTTACATCTGCTATGAACCTCATCTATGAAGAAGGAACCTGGGACACTTGGAACCGACAGTTGTCATCTCAGTTTCTTTCTAAGCAGGATGTAAAGCTTGCCAGGCAGCAGCTTGATTTTCTCTACAATAAAAACGAAACTGCGCTCGATGAGATTATGTCGTTGACAAATCCTGTCATCAAGCGCGACCTGTTGCGGAAGTTCGGTGATGAGGCCGACGCCGCCGCCGTACATCTTGCTGCGGCCGCCATGCCAAGGCAGTCTACTAAAGTTCTTATTCCGTCGAATTCGATGAAGCCTACTGAGGTGTATGCTCCTACGTATCGTAATGGCGAACGTGTGGTGCTAGTCCGGCACCCTCACGGTGGGACGTTTGAGATTCCTGAGTTGGTAGTTAACAATCGGGACCCGGCAACAAAGAAACTGTTGGGTAACGCCCCAGACGCGATTGGTATCAACGCTGAGGTAGCTAAGCGTTTGTCTGGTGCAGACTTTGATGGGGATACGGTCATTGTCATTCCGAACGATCGAGGGCAAGTCAAAACCTCTCCGCCTCTGAAGGCGTTGCAGAACTTCGATCCCATCAGAGAGTATCCCGCCTATGAGGGTATGCCGACGATGCGCAGTGATCGTAAACAGATGGAGATGGGTTCCATCTCAAATCTGATTACTGACATGACTATCATGGGCGCAACACAAACGGAAATTGCTAGAGCTGTTAAACATTCCATGGTTGTTATCGATGCTGAGAAACACAATCTGAATTACAAACAATCGTATCTAGACAACGGAATCCCTGCTCTAAAAGAGAAGTATCTGGGGCGATCCGATAAAGGCGCATCCACGTTGATCTCTCTTGCAGGTTCTCGCGTTGATGTTCCCGAACGCCAGCCGCGGCGTATGTCTAAAGGTGGCCCGATTGATCCCGCCACAGGACGTAAAGTGTATGAGTACACTGGCCGTACCTACGTCGACAAGACTGGTAAAGTCGTCTCGAAGACACAACGAAGCGAGAAGCTTGCGGAAACCGACGACGCATTTACGCTGTCTGCGGGGACGCGAATTGAGACTGAGTATGCGACTTACTCCAATCGGATGAAAGCGCTTGCGAATCGGGCTAGGAAAGAAAGTCTTGCGGTCAAAAACATTCCCTATTCTCCCTCAGCTAAGAAGGTGTATGAGAAAGAAGTTAAGTCGCTGGATGCCAAGCTTAACCTGGCTGAGAAGAACGCCCCTCGAGAACGCCAGGCTCAAATTGTAGCCAATGCTATCCGGGCTGCAAAACGGCGCGACAATCCCGACATGACTCGGGAGGAGAAGAAGAAGATCGATGGTATGGCGTTGGTCGAGGCGAGAGCTAGGACTGGTGCAGGGAAAGCTCGTATCGACATCTCGCCTAAGGAATGGGAAGCGATTCAAGCAGGCGCTATCACAACTAGTAAGCTCGAATCAATTCTAAGGAACTCCGATGCAAAGAAGGTAAAGGAATTGGCCACTCCACGTACATCTCTTTTGATGACTTCTACGAAGACCTCTCAGGCTAAGGCTTTGCTTAAGCAGGGCTACACTCAGGCAGAAGTGGCTGACGCTATTGGGGTAAGTCTCACCACTCTTAAGACTAGTCTCGCTTAGGAGAACGAGTGATGAGTGATAACACTTACGCGATGTTAACTACTACTGACAATCCGTGGAATCCTTTCACCCACTTCAAAGAGTGGGAAGCTTTTGATCGTCGATCGGGGTACCACACTCTTAGCCTGCTGGCTCGAGTCGCGAGAGTTTCCTTCGAACTTTCAGAAGAACAACAGAAAGAAGCAGTACAGCAAGCTATTGACGAGATTGTGACCTACAACCTTTTAGGTAAATACCGAAAAGTTTACTCCTCGTCGCAAACAACGAATTAAAAAATTAAAATAGGGGGGAGGGCCCGCCAAAACCGAGACCCCCTCCATATCGCCGCGTCCCTAAAATTTCTCCGGCGGGTCGTTTGAGGGGGTAAAAGTGGGGCCAAACTATGCCAAAAGCTTTCTTCGCAGACTTGACGGTCCTTAAAAGTTGATTTTTGGTCGTAGAAAGTGTGTAAAACCCCTGTCGAAGTGCCTCAAAACTTTTAAGGAGGGGCTCCTTGAAACTCCGTAGAGACGTAACAACGGTCATAGCTATCATTGCGGACCTTGTTATCTATCAGATCACTCTGATCTTGTTTGTGCTTCTTCCTATTTTTAGACCATTGCCCGGGCTCGAACCGGAAGTTAACACGTTGACGTCCATCGAAATCGTGTTTGCGGTTGTTGGCGTGGTTCTTACGATTCTTCTCATAGGCCGTTTGTTGGAGCGCCCCTATATTTTTCTGAACCAGTGGGCCTATCTCTTTGTTGTGGGTTATGGGCTTACTGTCCTTGTGGCGTTCCTGATAGTTGCACCTACTCAGGTCATTGTCCCGCCTAACGCTAAAATTGTAATTGGTTTTACAATTTGTATCGGCATTGTCGGGGCGGCAGGAGCGCACTTGCTAGACGGTGGCGCTGGTCGTCCTCTTTCTTCTCAACTTGATCGCTATCTCAGGCGGAGGTAGCCATGGTTGTTTTACTGTTTTTTCAGGCACCGCCTTCAGGAACGGATCCTTTGGCTCTTCTCTACTTTGCGTTGGCTGGGTTGGTTACGATTCTCATCGAGACTCTACGCAGGTGGATCAAACATCGAATGGATCTTTGGGAGGCCAAACATCCCTTGCCAGAGAGAAGGAAAGATGACTCCAAAACCGATTGAGCAGCGTTTCTTTGCTTTGTTTGGCCGTGAGCAAGCTTTTTGGACCGCTGTGTGTTCTCTGACGGCTTACAACCTTGCGTTGATCGTGTTTGGTTTCTCGCCAACGTTTTTTATCGTAGGCTCCGCCGAACGGACTCTTGAGTATTTCGTGGGTACGTTGTCGGTGGTTGCATTGGTATTTATGTGGGGCCATAGTTTTAATCGCTTTGTCGTTGTGACTCGTTGGGCCTATCTGATGATGGTTTTCGGAGCGATCTTAACCATCATCTTATTCTTCTCAGGGCTCGAAACTAACTTGATCGATGGCGTCGGCGAAGTCGTGGTCTTGCTTCTAATTCTGACCGGCGGTTTGGTGGCGACCTCGATGCACATTGAGCATGGGGGACGAAAGACACTCCGTCGCCACAAAGGATAGAAAGGAGTTGTTATGGCGCAACGCCGCAAGGAGTCGGAACCGCGGCGCCCGCCGGCACGGACTCCTGAAGAACAAGAGCAGCGCCTCGTGTTGTTAGCTACTAATCTCGCTGAGAAGCAGCTCCGAGATGGTACTGCCACCGCGCAAGTGATTACTCACTATCTGCGTCTTGGGTCCACTCGTGAAGCCTTGGAACAGGAAAAGCTGGCCCGTGAGAACAAGTTGCTAGATTCTAAGACGGAGTTGTTGGAGTCGGCCAAGCGAGTAGAAGAGCTCTATGAAAGCGTTCTCGACGCTATGCGGTCGTATTCCGGTCACACTGACGAGGCATACAATGGTTAGACGTTATACCGAGCTGATTCAGATGAGTCAGTTTGAAGATAGATTTGACTATTTGGTTCTGCGTGGATCTGTTGGGTTGTCTACGTTCGGACACGATCGTTGGTTGAATCAACGCTTCTACATGTCGGCTCAATGGCGAGCACTTCGGACCCACGTCATTGCAAGAGATCTGGGTTGTGATCTTGGTGTCGTCGGGTATGAGATTTATGAGCGTGCTTACATTCATCATATGAACCCAGTCACTGTCGAAGATTTAGTTCACGGACGGGACGAGGTTTTGGATCCGGAGTTCTTGATCACTACGACTCATGATACTCATAACGCAATCCATTACGGCGATCGGAATTTACTCCCGAAACCCTATGTTCCCCGCCGTCCTAATGATACTAAGCTTTGGTAGCACCAATCAAAATGGAAGCTTTTAAGGAGGTTCGCCCCAATGACTGACAGTATCTTGACCAGTACAAAGAAGATTCTTGGTCTTGCCGAGGAGTACACCGTCTTCGACTTAGACATTATGACGCACATTAATTCGGCGTTGATGTACGTAAGTCAGTTGGGGATCGGCCCTGCAGAGGGGTTCTCTGTCGAAGGGCCCGAAACGACTTGGGAAGAGCTTCTGGGCAATTCTCAGATGCTCAATCCGGTTAAGTCTTACGTCTATCTTCGCGTGCGTCTACTTTTCGATCCTCCGAATACGTCGTTCCTCATCAATGCGCTTGAGGACCAGCTCCGAGAGATGGAATGGCGCCTAAACGTTTATCGCGAGGGCAATGCTTGGAGTCCACCCCTCCCGTTTGACACTGTGCTGATCGACGGCGGCAGCCCCTAGGAGAAGCTCATGACAATTCAACCTTTCACTATTCGTCTTCGCCGGGGCACCGATGCACAGTGGACTCTGGCTAACCCAATTCTCAGTTCCGGTGAACCTGCATATGTCACAGATCTTAATCAGTTCAAGATCGGTGATGGGGTTACTCCTTGGACTGAGCTCCCTTATACTACAGGGATTCCTGGTCCTCCCGGTGAAGACGGACCGGTTGGCCCGCCAGGACCTGTTGAAGAAGCACCCCTGGATGGCGAACAATACGCTCGGCGAGATGGGACCTGGACTGCCGTAGTCGGTGGGGGAGGGGCTGGAATTACCGATGCCCCCGCCGATGGCACCATCTATGCGCGGTATAACAATTTCTGGCTGGATATTGATGAGCGATATTTGTCCGTTGCCGACGGCGCGGTTTTTAATACTGCTCTGGCCGGGAAAGAGAACGTCGGCGTGGCGTCGACTTTGCTGTCGCAGCACACCGCTGCCACCAATCCTCATACGCAATATTTGAGAGACGCCCCAAGTAATGGATCGCAATACGTGCGGCAAAACGGGACTTGGGCTGTAACAGTCGCCCCAGACGACGCAGTCGAGGAGGCTCCTAATGATGGCCAACAGTATGTAAGACAGAACGGGGCCTGGGCTATTCTGGTTGGCGGCAGCGGTATCACTGAGGGCACCGCTAACGCTCGATATTTGTGGCAACAGCGCCCCAAGACTGACGCGGATTATGCCATTACCGACCCCACGAACATGCAGGTTGCACAGTTCAATATTGTGAACGATGCGTCGCCGGCTGCGAACTGGCCTGATCGGTTGCATTTCAAGTACGATGGTGTCCGCACTGGTGGATTTAATGAGTTCGGCGAAGGCAGGTTCGATCCGGCCAAAGATAGCACTGTGGCTTTGCGTGTGCATGGGTTCAAGAGTGGGTCGACACCAGCTTCTCTGGGTGACTTCTTTGAGGTCCGCGAGGCCCGTAATGTTGGGGACATTATTATGGGTGTGGGCCTAAACGGAACGACGCTGCGCCGCAAGATGACAATCATCAATTCGAGTAAAGATGTAGGCGGTTTGGTGGTTGAGCGGACGGCGACGTCCACCACCATTACCGACGCTGACATTGTGGACATTCGGTACGGGGGTAAACGAGCGACGTGGGTCAACGAGAAGGGGAACCTTAGGACGTCGAATGACGCCGCTCCTGGTGAAGTGGCTATGAAGATCATTGCTCGGGATCAAGCCGAGGGCGGCTCCGGCAACATGCTCGAAGTTTTGAATCTCGCTGGCGCTGTTCAAATGCGGATTGGGGTTCTTGGGCGAGTTAACTTCAACAAAGGCATTCGTACCGTGGGCAGCACTTTGGAGATTCGAAATTCTACAGAGGCTGACCAGACGGTTGTCGAGCAGTTAACTGGCGGGGATTTGCAGCTTACTCCAGCTAACGACGTGAATCTCGTTGGTGGCCGCATTAAAGAAGATGGCCAGACGGTTTGGCGTCAATGGGTAGGGTCCCAGGCCGCTTATGATGCAATTGGCACTAAAGATCCAAACACATTGTATGCAATCGTCTAGCCCCGTCAAAGGAGATCGTTGTGGTTGAAGTCCCGACCTCGGCTGAGTTTGAAGAGTATAAGGCCAGCGCAAAGGCGCAGCAAGAGAATTTTGAAAAGCAGTTTTTGGACTTCAAAATGGAAGTACTTGCCCGTCTAGACGAGCCTGACGAAGACGGCGGTTCCGATCCCGGTGACGGCGAGCCTTCCGAAGGGGTGATCCCGGGTCATCAGCCGAGCAAGATTTATCTCGGATGGGCCCACCCTCTGCCTACTTACGAAGATGAAGTTGCTCGTCTAGGCTTGCCTGGTGTGCAGCGTTATTATTGTAAGCCGACCGAGCTTGAAAAAGAACGGTCAGTGGCGCAGACGGCGTGGGCACGGGGCTCGTTGCCGTGGGGATCGTTTTCGGGCCTTAATTTTACTGACGCTGATTTTGAGCGTCGGGTTTTGGAGTACCAGACATGGTCTCAACCGGCATTGATCACGTGGGCGCATGAGCCCGTGGGCGACATGACGTATGATCACTATACACGTACCTGGCGGCGTCTTCTGGATGTTGCGGATCGGCTTGGTGGCACTGGCCAAGTAACGTTGTGCCCTATCATGAATGGATTTCCTTGGGGCGCGCATGACACGTGGACTGACACTGAGATTGCTGAATGGTTCCCCCAAGATTTGTTGGAGCGCTGGAAGCTTTTAGGAATGGACGTCTATCACGGCGGCACCCTTAGCGACCCCAAAGATGGGCCCGCAAACCGCGTGGGCCGAATTCTGAAGTGGGCAGAGCGGGCTCGGTACGCTGGTTTGTTTGGTTTCGGCGAAACTGGTACGCATACTGCTGACGAATGGGTTTCTACTTGGTCGGTTATCGTGGCTTCCAAACGATTTATGACTGTGGCTTGGTTTAATTCGACGCGGAATAACCGTCCGGGCGTTAATTGGTATCTGGCTGATGGTGAACCACGGACGCGGGAATTTCTTAAGTCGCTGGCTTCTTCCGATTGTGCGTGGCTCTCCAAGTAGCTACGGGTAAGGAGCGTTTGATGTATGTAATTCGAATTCGGCGAGGAACTGAAAGCGAATGGCTCAACTCAAATCCTATCTTGCTAGACGGTGAGATCGGGTTCGTTACCGATCTTAGAGTTTTTTATATTGGGGATGGAATTACGCCCTTCTCAGAGCTCGGCGAAGCGTTGGCGACTGGTCCTCAGGGCATCCAAGGTCCTGTCGGTCCGCCTGGGCCTCGTGGAGAGGGCGTTACTATTGTAGGAGTTGTGCCATCGTTTGCAAATTTGCCGGTTAGCGCTGATCTGAACGATTTGTACATTACCGAAGACACCAACAACGGTTATATTTGGGATGGTTCTGATTGGGTCAACATCGGGCCGATGCAGGGGCCTCAAGGTGAGCAGGGGCCTCAAGGTGAGCAGGGGCCTCAAGGTGAGCAGGGGCCTCAAGGTGAGGCAGGCCAATGGTGGAGCGGGACCCTTGCCGAGTATGACGCGATTGTTACTAAAGATCCTGATACGCTTTATGTCGTTGTGGGGTGACTCATGCCTCTTCTCAATACTGCGGACGATGTCAAGCTCGGCGAGCAACAAATCTTATTCGTGGCGCTTGGGCAGGATCTAGTTTGGCCCCTCGCCGAAGGTGGGCAACCCAAGATTAGTTCGGTGTCTTCGGCGGGCACACTGTCTGTGTCTTGGGACGAAGTGGTTAACGCTGAGTTGTATGAGCTTCGTAGAAATGGTGAGCTTATCGCGACTCAAGTCGGCCGCATTTACAATGATTCCGGGTTAGATTGGGGTGCGTCTTACTCATACCGGGTTACGCCGATCATATTTGGCGTCCCTGGGACTGAGTCGCCAGTAAGTATTAATGCGGTAATTCCCAAAGGGAAAGTTGGCGCGCTTTCAGCCTCTTCCAGAACGCTGACGAATGTGACCGTGTCTTGGGCCGTCGTTCCTGGCGCGACGCATTATGAAATTCGCCGGAACAACGTTGTTATTGGCACTCAGACCGGCACCAGCAAAGCTGTGTCGACTTCTGAAGACACATCTATCAATATTTATGTCCGACCGTTCCGAAATGGGATTCTTGGGCTGAACAGTTCTATTTACACCTACTATTCGGGGCGGTCTGAGGAGCGCGATCAAGGTAGCCGACAGGACATGGTCTTTGAGCCGAGTAAAGTCGATTCTTGGCGTCCAGTTGATGGCTGGTCTTGGCTAGCAAACATCGCGGCACAGGGTTATTTCACAGCCGCCTACGGAAACTATAAGGGTGTTATTTTCTATGGTAGTAACGGTGTCCGCGGAGCCTTACGCGATCGTCTCGGCACGAACGGTGTGGATCGTCAGTTAAAAGGATCTTGCACGAGCGCTGAGGTATATTTGTTCAAGAAGGCGGGCGTTGGTACAAGTGGAACGGTAACAACGAATATCCATGTCTCGAATTCGGACGCCGGAGGACCAGAGCCTGGTGGACAGAACTCCGTCTCCAGAACCTCCACGTCTGGTGGGAACGGTAAGTGGTACAACATCTCCGACGCTAATGGGCAACGCCTTGGCGATGGCTCTTTTTCCAGCTTGATGCTACGTAACGATGGTGCAGCCGATTACGCGCAGTTTACGGATGGTCGGCTCCGTTTGTCGTGGTCTTGGAACTATGTGGTACAAGCCGCCAAGGCTAATACTTGGGGGTTAGCATAAGTATGGGTAGATCGTCGTCTACGGCTGGAGGTGAGATCGGTGCGTTCGGATTTTATTGGCGTGATGACTTTGATCCTGGTGGTCATCATCTTGTTACTGATGCTTCTTTAATCCTAGTCTCGGCATTGGTTCTTAGTCTTGTTTGTGCTGTGTCGTTAGTGTGGTTGCAGATATTTGACCATGAGGTTAAGGTGATAATGGATTCAATAAGGGTCAATCAGTCCGAAAATTGGCCGTATGGCCTCTCCCTCCCTACAACAGATTGAGGTGTTCGCCGTGATCGAAGATGAGCCAATCGCGTTCGAGTCTGCGTCTGCTCATGCG